TAGGATTTGTGCTCTTCCGATGAAGTTAGTACCTTCAGCAGATAGCGATGTGATTCTGTGGGAAACACGGTCAAGGTTAACAGTAGGACCGTCAGGATGACCCAACTCCCCAAGAGCACGTGATGTTTTAATGTACTCCTCATTATATCTGTTGACCTCCTTCTCAAGAACTGAGAATGGATACATACGTCCATTGCGATTCTTTAATTCAGACTGAAGAAATACTCCTTCAATATACAATTTCTTAGAATCACCTTTACCTTCGGTAATTACATTAACGTTTTCAATCTGTTCCGTTATCAGTTTCATTAGATGGTTCCTCTACTGGTTCATCGAAAAATGTTTTGGCTACAGTTTGCTTATAGTTTCCCATAGCATCTGCTGCACGTGCATACAATAAATCTTGTATAGCATCAATCGCTTCAGCCCTTTTATTATTCGCTATCAAATCAGCTGTATCAAGCACCGCTTCAGGTGGTTGCTCAACTGGATCTATCACTGGATCTGCCATAGTATTTGCATAGTGTGTTTATTATTTAGTTGTTTTCGCAGGTTTAGATGCGGAAGCAGCTGCTGGTTTAGGCTGGGCCTTGATTTTCTGCATCTCTTTCTTGTGGTCATCATCAGCTCTTGCCTGATCTAAGACCGCTTGATTGTCCTGTGCAGCAGCATCAATCTCTGGTTGGTAAGCAACGTTTTGACGATCCATTGTATCCAATGTTGTAACGTCAATAGGATCCATAGCAAGACCAGATTCGATCTCTGCATTCATTTGCTTATCAAGTTCCTTATACTCTGTTTCATTCTGTTGTAGAATATGTCTACGGATATGTTCAACAGAGAAATACTTACCTACAAATGGATCCATCTGTGCTACCATTGCCATTCTCTGAGTAACCATCTCAAGTTCTTTCAACTCATTGAAATGATTATCAAAGAGCCAGTCCCACTGGATATGCAATTGCATATCATCCCAGTCTTCTGGAGTGATTACTCCCTTGAGAATAAGTTGAGTCTTGAGAATATCGAGGAATAGTTCTCCAAATCTTTTACGTAAACGTCCGATGAACTTGGTGAACTTAAGTTCGTCTCTAAGGACTTCAGTGGTTTTACCCAAGTTGAATCCCTTGTTATCATCTGTGAGCCTGGAAGGAGGAAGATTGAGGCTATTATAAAGTTTCTTCCTAAAGTACTCAACATCTTTGAGTTCCCCTAGATTCTGTCCACCAGGTAAGGTGGTGATCTCAGTTCCACGACCACCCTCTCTACGAGGTAACCAAAAATCTTCTAGCATACTCATATGCTTTTTGTCGTCACGTATCTCACCAGTCTTTGCATCGTAGACTAGTTTGTTACGGTAACGTGCCATTACATCACGAAGGTATTGTTCCGCTTTTACTTTTGGAAGGTTACCTACATCGATGTAGAATATTCTACGTTCAGGAGCACGTGACAATCTATAGATTACAAGAGCATCCTCAATCATCCTTAATTGGTTTAAGGATTTGATTGCCTTATGTAAAAAACTTAGTACAAGTCTTTTGTTTAAATCCTGTAGTCCAGAATTAACAAAAGTGATTGAGTCAACAGCAATCTTGATACCTTGATTGTTGGACATATCACCAACAGGACCAAGAGCACCACCTCTGAGGTATCCTCTAGGATTGTATAACCAATAGTCTACAAACTCACCCCACTCATATGCTTTAGCGGATTGTTTCTCCTCTGGAGTTAGTGTTCTATTGTTGCTTGATAATTTTTGTCTGACCTTCTTGATCTTAAGGGGATCGATATATCTCAGTTCTAAGATACCCTTCTTTGGATTAGCAAGGTCGATTACTTTGTGGTAAATTAGTTTACCATCTACATACCAATTTCGAATGAGCTCGTGTGCTCTCTTTTCAAAATTGAGTAGTTGTTTTATATGATCAAACTCCTCACGGATCTTATTCTTGACACCCTTTCCAACTTCAAGGTTATCTAAGTTGATCTCTACACAACTATCATTCGTATCGTTAACAACAAATTCATTAACAATCTCATCAACAGCACTGTCCACCTCTGGGTGTAGTGCCATGTCTCTATAACGACGAATGAGTTCAAACTCATCTCTGGCACTATTGTCCATATCGACATAAGTACCAAAATAGCCCCCTGCAGCTACTGCAACGGGCTCGTCAGCAGAAGGAGGAACTGGGGATTGCCCCTTCAGTTCCTTCTTCCTATTAATTTGAAAGCCAAATAACTGACTCATAACAATAAAAGTTTTTACTACCGCAAGTATTTATACGATAGAAAAATGTCCTTTTATGCTATAGCGTCGCCATTCTTGGCATCATTACCATCGACAGTCCAATATGAATACTGGAATTCAACTGAGAATTCTTCGATCTGATCGTTGCTATCATATGCAAGATCAATCTGAGATACACTAGCAGGGAATGCATACCAGAGAGTATACTTCCTTAGAGGTGATCCACCATCTGATGAATCTTTCTCTAGTTGTGTAACGAAGAGTTGTGATGTATAACGTGCATCTCCAGCAGCAGGGTTGAATGCCTCAGCTGAATTACCCTCATGGGTATTCATCAAGTTCAACCACTTCTCGAAGTATCCACGAATCCTCATGTCTTTGTCATTGATGAAGGTAGCAGTCCAGTTATCAAACGTTCTGTCTCCAGCAATTTTAACTGTCCTACCTCTGAAAGGAACTTCGATAGTTCCGATACTTGAAGCAGGTAGTGCTGCTGACTTACATAAAGTGTTTGTCAGTAGACTATCTGTACCTGTAACCAACTGTGGGAATTCAATTCCCACTTCAAACATATTTGGTTTAACGCCTTGAGCAACCTTAGTTAGGAAATCTTTAACGTTACTTTTTACCGTTGCCATTAGTTTTGTCCTCTGTGTTTATATTTAGTAACGAATTAGCGTCCGACTACTTCAGCGAACGAAACACCAGTACGTGTTGCAGTAAAGGTTACTGTTACGTAGTTGATGGAACGAGTTGGCTTGAGGAATAGTTCCGCAACAAACTCATTACGATCAATAACATCAGGTGTGTTATTAGATGTATCGCAAACAACTAGGAAGTCAGTTAAACCTTGTCTTGCCTGAACTTCGTTCAAGTAAGAGTTAACAGCAGCACTGAAGTTAGAACGTGTAAGTTCATCGTTAAGTTCGAATAGAACACCTTTGGCAAGACCTTCTACACGTGACTCAATATTGAGGAACAATCTACGAACGTTGATTCTATCAAAAGCACTTGGTGAAGCAAGAGCAGTCTTGTCACCGAATAGTGTAATTCCACTTCCAGCAACAGAAACAACAGGGTTGATTCTATTCTGATAAAGCTCGTCTCTGTCTGCCTTAGAAGGGTTGTATGCTAGTTTAACAGCATTACGGATGCCACCTCTTTGAAGTCCAGCAGGAGAGAACCAGTCATCCTGTGCTACTGAAGTAGCAACACATAGACCAGCAACATCACCGTTAGTTGGGATGTAACGATATACATCGTTAAAGCGGTCATAGATGTACTTGTATCCACTATCGAATACTCCATATGATGTGGAGGTTAGTCCACTGAAGAATCCAAGAGTATTATCTTTTTGCTGTCTAGCAGTCAAAGCACCAGATGTACCGATTTGGTTTCCTCTGAAAGGTGATACAAATGCAATAGCGTCTCTACGACCTGTTGCAATAGCAAGTACCTTTTGTGCCTTACTCTTAGTATCAGCTTCACTACCAAGTGATCCACCCATGAGGATGAAGTTAACAGATGTATTCTCATCATCAGCAAACTCATCATATGCACTGCTAATTTCACCAGCAGTGTAAGCGTAGTCATCTACACCATTAGTTAGTCCTGTCTCAATAGAACCACCAACAGCAAGTGCTCCAGATACTGAACCTGATTCAGCATTCCATACTCCACCAGATACTGTAGTCGCAAGAGCAGCACCATGATAGATGTACTGTGACTCAGAGTTAATAATTGACTTGTAGTATACGTTTCCACCTTCTGTTGATTTTGCATCAGAAAGTTTAGAAAGGTATGTAAGACGTTCAACGATTGTGTTGGCAGCACCAGACACATCACCAGTTGTATCAATAACTGCTACGTGAACTTCATCTTTAGAGATGCTTCTAGAAGCAGCAAATGCAGATGTTCCAGGACGTGGACCAACAGCACTCAACTTAAGACCAGTTCCAGCAATTTCTGTATTTGTATACCAGTCACTAACAGCAGAGATTGCAATCTGTGTGTCAGTTACAGTAGCGATATCAAATGTTGAATCAGCACCACCACCTGTAACAGTGATTGTGTCTCCAACAAGATATCCAGAACCACCAGAGTTAATAACAACAGCAGTTACAGCACCAGTTGCTGCGTCAACAGTGAACGTTGCGTTAGATCCACCACCAACAACGGTTACTGTTGCACCAACTGTGTATCCTGTACCAGCATTATTAATTGAGATAGTTTGAACAACACCACCAGAAACAACTAGGTCAACTGTTAGTCCTGTACCACCACCACCTGTTGTTGCTACACCAGCAGCAGTTGCATAAGCAGAACCACCAGATGTAAGTGTGATTGCGGTTGGGACACCAGCACCGACTGTTGTGTCAACTGTCAATCCAGATCCAGATCCACCAGATGTAGCAACACCAGTTGCTGCACTGTATCCAGTACCACCAGCAAGTCCAGTGATAGATGCACCAACACCTGTATCAGGAATGTCTAGTGTATCAGAAGTTGTAATTTTTGTTGAAGGGTCTGTTAGAACAACAGCAGCAGTAAGTGTTCCTGGAGTCCAAGAAAGAACTTTTGCAGTTGCACCACCAGTGAATGTTACTGTGTCATCGACTCCAATTCCAGCTGGAACAGATCCGAATGTAACGTACTGATCAGCACCGTTGTCTACGACTACTACCTTAAGTGAGTTTCCGAGAGAACCAGCACCACGTGCTACAAACTTTTTAGACGAGCCTGTGCCTCCTTCCCAGTCAGCAATGTTCTTAACTAGAACTGTTGCTCCTGTATCTACCGCATTGGATGCTCCTGTTTCTGCACGAACAACTGCTAGTTGTCCACCGTATCCCAGAAACTCAGATGCAACAAACCAGTCTTCTGCGTTAGCAGATGTTGGCTTGCCAAACACATCGAGAAGATCTTTTTGGTTTGAGATTGAAACAACCTCACCAATTGGACCTTTCTGGAAAGTTGAAGCAAACGCTGCTGTTTGGCTTGAAGTGCCAACAATAACTGCGTTGGATAGATCTCTTTCTCTAAGAACTACACCAGGCGAGATTTGACTTGCCATGTTTTTAACCCCTATAGATGATTCAAATTACCTGAAATTATTTATCTCTAGGAGTATTTTGAGTGGGGAAACAATGCATGAACACTCTACCAGTCTGGATAGTTCTCCACTACAGTACGTTTTTTCTTTCTATTCCTAACCACCCTCTCTACAGTACACAACTTACATTCATAAGAATATCCAGATGGGTTACCTCTCTTATTTTTTCTTATTAAATAAAAATCATTCATCAAGTCTTTGTCTCTACCACAGACTCGACATGTTCTTTCTCTGAATAGTAGGTGTTCTAAACCGAACTGTTCATCGAGATCCATTTAATAATTCCACATATATGATGCTGCTTCTTGAGTATCTCCATAAGCCCACAATTCACCATCACCATCCATAAAGGTATCGTCACCTAAACCATCATCAATGAATCCAAATGGAGCCATGTCCTGTTCAATCTGATTCCTTTGATCCTCATATATCCTTCGTCTGACATCTTGATCAGTCATTTCTTTGAAGTACTCTTGCATGACCAACCAAGAGAATAGAACCAAACACATTACTAGGTCATCATGGTATCCTTCATCTGCTTCCCATGCTTGCTTCTTCTGAATGAACGTTGTCAATTCCTGAAGTATATTAAAATCACAGAAGGTTAATTTATCTTCTTCCAATACTGCTTTAAGGTTTGCACAACCTTGCTTCTTAACTGTGATACTCATCTTGACACCAAGTTGAGTCTTAGTACCAGAGAATCCCTGACCTACTATCTGACCAGCTCTACCTCTCATAGCACACATGAGTACGTTAGGATACTCAAGGTCATAGTTTAATGTTGCTGCTATGCTATCACCTATATCATTAACCTCTACTAGGATGTATGGATAATTATAATTCTTTGCTACCTGAAATATTCTCGACGGAAACATGATAGGCTTAATCTCATTATCTCTGAATTTCGCAACAACCTTATACGGCAGAGTGGTGATATCAAACACGATAAAAGCACTGTAGTCTCCACCGATACCTCTGGCAACATCGACAGTAATAATATATTCATGACCTTCTTGTGATCTCTCGTAAACATCAAGTCCAGCATTGCTCTGTATAGGATCTTTAAACGGTATAGCCTGAAGCTTAGATGGAGAGATGAGAGTGTCAGCAGATCCAAGAAAGTCACATTCAAACTCTTGAGCGAACTGTCTCTTGGACGTATTCTTCATCGTCTCCTCTTTCCATTTAGCATCTCTGCCTGGAACTTGAGACCAATGTACTTCATTTGTAACATATCCATTCTTACCATTTCTGGCATCTTCCCACATCTTATAGAAGTGGTTCATACCATTTGGCGTGGATATTATAATAACTTTTGTAGACCTACCAGAAGTAATAGTAGGATACACACTAGCAAAAAACTGCTCGGCAACATGGTTAGGGACGAAAGCAAACTCATCGAGGAAGAGTATATTGAAAGACATTCCTCGAACAGCACTAGCACTGGTTGAAGCAGCCATGATTTTAGACCCATTTTCTAACTCCAGAGATCCTTTGTTCCATACCAATACACCATGTTGCATCCACTTTGGTAGATTCTCATATGCTAGTTGGAGTCTTCCAAGTAGTTCCCTTGCAGTAGAAGCCTTGTTAGCGAGTATACCGATATTGACGCTATCATTGAAAATAGCATAATGTAATAGGTAAGCCACAACAGTCGTACTCTTACCTGTCTGACGAGGGAGTTTTGCAATGTTGAATCTGTTCTCATGAAAGTCAGTTAAAATCTTTTGCTGAAAATCATACATCTTAAAAGGTACAAGACCTTCATCCAAGTTGATGATCTGCATGTATGTCATAGCAAAGTAGAGTGGATCTTGCTTACACTTGATCCACTCTTCAACTTGCTTCTTAGTAAATTGTATCTCAGTACCTGCCTTCTTCAGGTTGGGGTTACCAAGATATACCTCAGTCTTAGCCATTTAACAAACCATGTTTCCTACGTATTGTACGTAGTTCTTCAAAATCTTTTTTCTTAGTTCCACCTGAGTACGACCAAGCATACCCTAGTTGAATCATTTGCTCGTTGATGGACAAGTTAGAGTCCCCAATGTAAAGCCAGCCCAGAAGGCGGCCGTACTTACCGACACCCCCAACAAGCTCAGTACGAATAACCAAGTCGTCATTACTTTTAATAACCGAGTTGAGTTTTTCTTTGAGGTAGTTTGTTGCGTCAATTCCAAGAGCTTTCTCCTCTAAGTCACGTGTCCTTTTTTCAGGTGTATCAATACCAGCAATTCTAACCCTTTCTTTTTTGGTTAGATCAAATCCTAAGTCAATGGTTACATCAATTGTATCACCATCAACTACTCTGTTTACTTTCGTCACTCGGAAGTTGTAACAACTCTTCCGTGACGGTGGTTTCATTCCAGTCATCGTATTTAAAAATCCAAAATATTACAATGCCTACTGCGACTAACAGTATTCCTATCATTATATTTATAGACCAAACTACATCGTTCATGATACTTTACCACCCCATTCAGAATTAGGATCTAATCTCTCCAAATAATTAAACCCACTACCTTCTGGGTAAATATATTTTCCATCCTTATCAAAGTTTGGACCTACCTTCTTTGCAGGGTATGTAGGATAAGGTCTTAACCCTGCCCTCATTTCATTCCCTTTCCTTCTTCTCATTTGGTTACCAGTCTCATGATCTTCAGGCATAGTAGGCCAAGAAGATCCGAGAATCTTTTTGACCATCTCTTTAGTATATCCGTTAGGGTGCATTAGTAATGATCCTCCAATCCTTCTTGTGGTGTGGGTTTCCAGTCCTTACCATAATACTTCTCTAGTATGTTGTGGTGTGGTGCATCTGTACCTACCTCTATTTTCTTAGGTGGTTCTGGTGGGAACAATTCTAATTGTATTTCAGGTATAGAAAAAGTGTCACCCTCTTTACGATGATGACACACATAGAATGTACCGTTCTCTTTTTTATATAAGAAGTCTGCTTCATGTGAACTGAGCAGAAGCATCTTCATAATCTTATCAGTTTTTTCAATCACGTTGTCGCCAATCGTCTGATCTTTCTTGGTGGAACCATTCCACTACTTCATCTGGAGAACCGAAACCCCTCTTATGATGAGTTGGATCGGGGTCTCCTATATTCAACTCATTCAGAAAAGACTCGTTAGGATTTGTTGCCATCCTTCTAGCAGTCTTTAACATACCTCTAGCAGCAGTATTTGCTTTACCAAGTTTATCTGCCCAGATCATGTCTTGTATTGAAACATCAGTACCAGAAGCAATGTCTTTACAGATAGCTTCTAGTCGTAACCGATATTGTGTTGAAAGCATATTGTTTACCGTCGTTGTAATTTACTTATACCAGATTTAACCATGTCATTTTCTACGATGACCTTAGTTTTCTCTGCAATATCATCCAAGATATTAACATCAAGATCCATGAATGGTGGAATGATACCAAGTATGCGAAGTAATCCATCTACAAATAATGCTAAACAAGTGAATCCTAAGATCATGCTAATGATCGTTGCATCTCTATTATGTTTACGCATGGATTCTTCATCAATGGCACGTGCTTCTGCAACAGCAGCAGCAATCATTACATCAACTTCTTCCTTTGTGTAACACAGAGATTTAATTTTTTCTTCAGTCATGGGCCACTTTCTGAAAAAGAACAGTACCCTTGCTCACACATTGTATTAATCTTTTCGATTAAATGTTGGTACTCATCCCACATATATTCTGAACCAGTTTGTTCCTGATACAGTTTACATGCAGTGGTTAGACGGTATACGTCTGCTTCGTTAAGTCGCATATCTTTCACGGCATCCATATTTAATTATATCATAATTTAAAAAATGTTCAATACAGCACAAATACTATTTTGATTTCCCCATTTGTTTAAGCATCTTCTGTAATTCTGCTGTGCTACCTACAAACATAGCATTGTTTGTAACCTTACTTGGACCTTTCTTCTCTTCATCAAGATCAGCAACTTTCTTTTGAAGATCCATTAATTTATCAGTCATGTCTGCTACCTGCTTCATAGCGTTTGTAGCAACCTCAAATGCTCTTGGATGCCCTGACTCCTGTGCAACCTCTAAAGCACCTTGTACTGCCTCCTGACCCTTAGAAATGAGACTGTAGAGTTCACCTCTAGTATACTCATAGTCCTTCTCCCTATCTTCTGTGACATCTTTAAGGTTTGACTTCCTAGTAGTACAACCTCCTTCTGGTGTAGTAGAGACATCGATGTCCAACATCTCCTCCATATTTTTATCTAACTTACTCATAGTATTGTAAATCCTTCATTGAATCCAAAGTCGTCTGTGGAAACTACCAGATCATCATCTTGTGTATCAATAACTCCATCTGCATTCTTATCTTCTAGAGCCTTAGGTGAGTAAGATCTCTCAACATTCCTCTTACCAACGTTCTTGTCACCAACAGTTTCAATGACACGTGCCTTACGAATGACATCTGCCTTGCTGTAAGGACCGTAGATGTAAGACTTAACAGTAAACTGTAGAGTCCAAACTATACTCCTTCTCTCTAGGAAGCTGTCATCCCAATCATCTGCATAGTCAACACTATTCAAAATACATGCAACGTCTCTTGTTTCATCCATATCAGGAATGAACTTAAGACTTACATTGAATGATGGTTGGAAGTATGGAAGTATTTGTTCTAGTATCTGTAGAGCATCATCTGATGACTTAGCAATGATACCAAGTTCGAATGACATGTCATAAGGTACTGGAACAAACTGTGTTTGTATTGCCTTAGCATTATCCGTACTACCAGCAGCAGGGATAGCAGCTTTAATTTTCTTGATAGCACTAGTCTTTCTACCACTATCGTATGTTACATTAGTTAACTCAAAGTATAAACGTGGAAGTTTAATTGCTACCTTCTTCGTTACGTCTGGACTTTGTTCTAACCTATAAAGGAATTTATTCTTAGGACCATATGCTAGAGGAACTTTCTCTGACTCTATGACAGTTCCAGCATTATCCGTTTTCTTAATTTCTATGTTATTGAAAAGCGTACCGAAACCAATAACTGTTTTCCGTATCGCTTCATTATAAAAATGTGGTCCTAACATTAGAAGTCACCTGTTGTAAAATTACCAAATTCTCCGAATGGGTTTACCTCACCCCAATCAATTAAATCATCAGCAGCATCTTCAATATCTCTATTGTCTGCTGCTGCCCTATCACCCATTGTCAAATTGTCAATGGTAGTGATTGTTCTTGCTGTGGTACTAGTACCTCCAGTAAGAGTCTCACCAGTTAGGAAGTTTCCTGTTCTATTTATGATGGTTAGTATATCGGTTGAACGATCCCAATATGCCACCTCACCTGTCACACCAGTGGTAGAACCAGTTATAGTTTCACTAAGTGAATACTCACCAGTACCACCAGTGTCCATTTGTATAGAGATAGAAGTAGAGAATATTTCTTCTACTACATCTACATCTGGTATACCAGTATCAAACTTATCATCACCGATCTGGTAAAGCTCAGCAGTCATTTGATATAGGTATGTCTGACCTAACTGATAGAAAGGTGCTTCTCTTTCTACATACTTGATTTCATATAATGCTTTTGTCAATGGATAGTAGATCAAATCTCCTTCATTAGGTCTACCATCTACAGTAGTGATGTCTGCAAACTCTTGGAATACCTGACTCCATCTATTCTTTGATACAACAAAACTAATCTCGTCTGTGATTGTGAGACCAAACTTACTAATAAATTCTGATGGTGATCCAAATCCTTCAACATTAATCAAGAACATCTCAATCATATACTGAGTCTTGAACTCAGAATACAAAACATCATCAAGGGTTGTGTCCTTGATCATCTTACGTGGAAGATAATAGCAGTCAGTTCCAAATAGTTTTATTTGTTCATCAACAAGTGATTGTATAAGTGACTGCTCACTACCAACACCACCATGTTGAGGAAAATATATACTCTTCATCCTATCATGTCCATAGGTGGTAGTTCATAGGTGCTTGAAGACATTTCCATTAGTCTTGCAATTTCATCGTTAGCATCATTGAACAATTCTCTACCATTAAGTTGAACACCACCTGGTAGGTTAACACCTTGAAACTTGATTAGATTCTGACCCCACTGCCTCTTTATCTTAGCAGTAGAATATTGTTTTACGAAAGGATCGTTATAAACTTGTGTAAAAGTATCTGGTTCCAATGCTCTATAGCATTGTATTACAAGATATAATTCTTCTGTTAACATTGATTCATCAATGTCAAGATACAATCTATCCTGTCTCTGGTTAAACCTATACTCGACAAATGCTCCATTGTTTAGAACCATGTCGATAGTTTCCAACCACTGCTTAACCATGAAGTAGTTAAGCATATCGAGAGAACCAAAAGCATACAGGTCATTCAAGAAGATCTGATACTCGATACCAAATAGGTTGTTACGGATAGCATTACTTGCTAATCCATAAACTTTAGATATCCCCATTATGTGTTGGGGGATCATAATATAATTATCTGATCGTTCCCACTTAGTACTATCAGGATCAGCCATGATAGTCTCAGACTTACCATCAAATCTGGCCTTGTCATCTGCTGTGATCTTATGTTTCAGATACATCAACTCCATACCATCATAATGACGCTCCCTGTAATATTGGAGAGCGTCATCAATAGCATCACTTACTTGATCATCATCAACATTGATTTCAAGTACAGGAGCACCTAATTGTCTTTTGCAGTAATCTGCTAATTGTGTTCTACTAGCTGGTTGTGCCATATGACCTCCTATGCTTGTGCTTCACCCCATCTGAGGTTAATCGTGCTGTTGAATGCGTTACCTGATGTACAATAAACGTTAATCGCTAGAACGTCAGGTCCATTCGGGAACGTACCTCGACCACCGATAGGAGTATTAGTCAACTCTTTAAGTTCTTGTAAGTCAATACCATCCCTTTGTCCTGGTGCTGCCACGAAGGAGAAGATTCGTTCGCCTGGCTGAGCATATGGAGGAACAATGAATGTATATGTTGTGCTATTAGCAGATCCTGGATAGGTGTTCTGAGAGAAGATAATCCAGACTTGAGTGCTACCAGCGTTTCTAATCTGTGATACAGTAGAACCACCAGGTAGTTGTCCACCAGTCGCTTGCATACCTACCTCAACTCCCTGAACGTCAGTCTTGTTGAATCGAACCCACCTAGTCCAGTAGTTTCTAGTAGTACTGTTAGTAGCAGTAATGTTAGAACCACCAGCACTCCAGTTAGCACTAGATCCAGATGCAATCTGAGCAAATGATGGTTGTCCACCTTCACCAGATGTATTCAAACCACCCCAAGAGATATCAGCAGGGTTTGTTGGATAGTTAATCGGGTTTAGAATTCCTTCAACGATAACTCCCTGAGAAGAACTACCACCCTGTGTAGTAATTTCTACACTCTTCAGTAGCAACTGTGCTCGGTTAATTAGTTCCCTCTCACCCAAGTCACCAGTCAGTGCGTTAGACACACTAGGTGATAGACGGATTAGGAAGACCGTATACGGCGTGACTGAGATTTCAATCTCAGATTCCTGATAGTTGAAGAGGTATCCTCTATCTTCATCGAAGCCACCGTCTGTTAGATATGCAGAACCCCAGTGGTTAATCTGTGGTGTTGCAGTAGTGGTGAGTAGGATAACACCCTCGTTCTTAGTGTAGTTACTTGCTGAACCAGCAGTGTATGTTCTGTTTGCTCCAGCAGTATAGTTGTTCAAGTTTGCTTCTCTTGTAAGACCAACAAGTCTATTGAGTGTCGTATTTCTAGAAGAATAACGAATCAATTCGTTACCAACATACACAACACCTGTCTCTGGGAATAGAGTTACATCAGTAACTGGAAGATAATCAACAAAGACATCAGTAACAGAAGATGTCAACTTAGATCTTGGTCCTTCATTTAGAACCTCATACCTAACAGGTAAGTTACCTGAACGCATGAATGCTTCTCTGTTTCTGTTGTTGTTCTTAAGTCTGTGTGCGAACACGAAGTTACCAGACGGACCTCTGAACATCCAGTCAATGAATCCAGCACCATACCATGTATACTGGAATCCGATCATCTGCATGGTATTGATCTGTAGTTGATATCCTGACTTACCAGTACCATCACACCTGTCAATGTTCCACTGTGATTGTGGAATAATAATATCCTTAGTCAATGCTGCCTTTGTATTCTGAGCACCAACCGCACCCCTATAGTCAGGGTTAACTGTTAAGTTTGTATCATCTATAATAGAAGTAACAACATGACTCATTCCACGAATAACCAATCTGTCACCAGTAGTTAACTGTTCAGTGAATTTGGTATTGCTTCCCTGTATAAGGTTGTTATCTGGAGTAGCACTTACAGTACCAGCAATCTGGAATGTAGAAGATCTTAGACCAACAGATAGGTTTGTTCCATCATACTGGAAGAAGATACCATTCTGATCATCGAACGCACCAGATCTTACAGTAGAACCTTTCCATTTATACAAAGATATACTTGGTTGTTGACCGAACTCACCAGTAGTATCACCAAGTGAACCTGTAGCTAAGACAGTCAATGTAATTTCATTAACGATACTTGCAACAATGTAGTGACCATCATATCCAGAAGTTGTTATACCATTAAGAGCGATCTCAGCACCAACCTGTAGACCATGATCAACGTCGTCAGTAGTTACAGTAATAATAGCACCGAGTGAAGTACCATCAGCAGTAACTGATCTTAGGTCATATGAAGGAGCGAATAGAGCACCAGTAGTATACTGAATACCTTTACCTGACTGGTATCTAATGTACTTCTTAGATTGACGAATCGCCTGAGCACCGTGTGATGGTGAACCTGTTCCTAGTTGTACACCACCGTCAAATGGTCTGTGTGTATAGAAACAGTCTGGTCTAGTATAGAGTTCACCAGTTAAAGCTGTTCCAGTATCAATAGTACCAGTTGTTCTTGTAGTATAAACAAACTTATCTAGACTTGGAACCTCTTCAATAAAGAACGGTCCTGAAGCAAGATCATGGTTGTTACCAGTAGAACTGATAGCACATAGAATTGTGTTTCCTGGAACCAATCCATGATTACTACCAAAGGTTGCACTGATCCTTGCGATAGCAGAGTAGGTTATATTAGTACCATTATTAATAGTACCAGATGTAACTGAAGATAAAGATATAGCTGGATAGAAAGCAATACTCTCTCCTGATACTGGAGTACCAGAAGCAGTGATGCCAGTGACCTCACCAGTTAGATAATCAATGTCTGTGACAGTGATAGTCATGTCGTTGACACCAGCAACACCACCAAGTTCTTGACCACCTATACTGAACTGATAACCAATCTGGTATCCACTACCACCATTGGCAATTTCAGGAGCATAGTTACCACCAGAAATCTTAGGTAGGAATGTTGCGTTGAATGCTGTATTGTTTGCAGTCAATCCATTATAATTTGCGTTACCAGATGCTGCTGTACCACCAATACTAAATGCAGTGATCTCACCAGATGCACCAACACTGGTTACAGTAACAGTCAAATCGTTAGTAGCAGTTTCACCACCCAAGATTCCACCGTCAATAATGACAGTATCATTTGGTTGGTAACTAGAACCTGCGTTAACTAAAGTAGCACTATATGTTGGTGTGGTTGTTGTATTCTCGTTAGGAATAAAGTTTGTTGTGGTCAGTGTTTGACCATCAGCAGAACCACCACCACCTTCTGTAGTTGTAACTGTGACCGTATATGCTTGGCCTGGTACTAATGCTGTGAGAGCTAACTTAGCATAAGTTTCGTCAGTTGGGTTAGCAGCAGATGCATATACAAATGCAGATCCAGTTGACAAATCATTAATTAAAGAAATAAGACCGTTTCTAACGTCTATGATACCCTCTGATAATCCAGCATTATAAGTAAATGTTTCAACAGTAGTAGTTGTGGTATCTGTTATTTCAACTGTAAATACATCAGCTTCTTCAATAGTTCCACCAACTTCAACCCATTCTATCTGAGCTATCTTACTACCAGTACCTGTTCTATTAACATTGAATGATGAGTTAATACCAACACCAGATCCAGCAGCACCAGATACGTTAGTATATTCTTGAGTAGATGAAATACCTTGACCTAAAGATGTGAAGGTAAGAACTTCACCAGCAACACCAACGGTATTGATAAAGATGTTGATATCATTAGTAGGTGATTGTCCACCAAGAACGTTACCATAGATAACAACCTTTTCTCCAACAGCATATCCAGTTCCAGCAAAACTAGATCCTTCTGCTGCTGTACCACCGTAACTGATGGTTTGAATTTGACCATTAGCATCGACTGCATCAATTGTGATGGTCAAATCGTTAGTTGGTGTAGCACCACCTAAGTTAGTACCTAAGATAACAATTGTTTCTGTAGCAGAATATGTACTACCAGTGTTAGATACAAATACATTCGAATAAGATGCTGAACCAACAGTACCATCTCTTTCAACGTTGAAAGCAGCATTAGATCCTAGTCCAGTATATGTGTCACCCTGTATATCGTAATACAACTCTGTCTGGTTGATATCTACACCATTGTAAGCACCAGAAGTTCTTTGTATATTAAATGTTACTCCATTACCATTACCAAAGTTAATTGTGGTTGGTGATGTTGGTGTAGAGATGAAACTGTTACCAGTTCTGTCTGCTGTATAAGGTGCAGATAGAGATATAGTATTTGTTTCAATGTTTGTAACAAAGATTGTAGTTCCAGAACCATTATCTAAAGCAGCACCGATATCAATTCCTGTTGTATCGTTAAGAACAATCTGTGAGACAGGTGCTGTAAATGATGTTGTAATATTAATAGATGTATTAGAACCTACATAACCAGTTATCTGTGTACCAGCTTGAAGTCCTGATGAAGAAAGAGGAGCACCAATTGGAGGAGGTGATCCAGGATTATTAATACCAATTCTTCCAGATCCAGATGGAGTAGTACCTCTAGTTGAAATCTGTCCAGAAGCACCGTTAGATTCTACTGCTAGAGTAGGGTTTCCTAATGAAGCACCAGTATAGAAGCCTGCTTTCCTCAACTGTACAAATCCAGACATTAGACTGGTAGCAGGTGCTAGACCTACCTTACCTTTTGCATAGAAATTAAACTGTGATGGGTCTGGTACATCACTAATAATGAATGAACCTTCTGCCTTAGCAAATCCTTCTACACCATCATTAACACCCTTAAGTGTGATAGGATCTCCAACAGAGAATCCATGTTCCAATTCAGTATCTACTGTAATAAGAGAAGGACCTATGCCACCACTACCTTGTGAAGCATCTGTTGTAAGAGCACTAACAGAAACATCAGCACCTGGATACTCGAAGGAAGATGGATATCCACGTACTAGGTCAATGGTCTGCCATTTAGTTGGCTGAATACCATACTCAAAGTCAGCGTCAAGCATACTGAGAGGCTCAGCAAAACGCATACGTTCGATAGCATCTGTACCGAAGTCGTATGGTCTCATTTTAACTTCATCACCTTCGATGAAGATCATCAAGTCATCAGTTGAGTTATAAGTTGAAGTATCAAATAGGAATGTAATCGTTGTTACACCGTTTGATAACGTACTAGCGAAAGGGAAGTCTGGGTCAGAACCATCGGATGTTTCCGTGAACGCTGCTGATATTGGATTAGCACTATCTGCGAAGTTGTACATCACAACATTCTCGGTCGCATTAGTGATCAAGAGAATCTGATCAGCACCGATTTTATCAAGTACTTTTACCGTTCCAACACCAGAAAGACCAGGTGAGAAAACGTAGTCTCTTATTTGCCTTTTAGCCATTTAAAATTTCCCTCGATCTTTTTATGAAAGCGCAATTGCTAATGCGGTTATCTGGGAGTCTACTGCACTCTTGGACATTGCATCACCTGGCGCAGTCGCTCTTCCTAGATTCGTTATTTTATTATTTAGAAGACTTAGATCAGCAGAAACTCCACTGGTGACCCCTAAACTCCCTGCTACTAAAGTGTTACCTGAAGTATCAACTGTAAACTTGTTACTACCAACCCCGAACGTAGTACCAGCACTAAGAGCAGCAGCAAAATTACCACTTAAACCCTCAACAGCACCAAGTGCAGATACAGAGAATGTAGGATTAACTAAATCAGCACCATTCTTAATACCTTGATTAACACCAAGTTCCCCTCCAACAGTTGCATTAGCAACAAGAGTGGTATCACCTGTAACCTCTAAATCTCCACCAACATCAACATTACCTTGTAGATCTGAGTCCTGTACAACAGTGAAGTTACCGTTAACAGAGAAGTCAGTTGCAACAACGTTGTACTTAAACTTACCGTACACAGCAAAACTTAGGATGTTAGCATCCTCAGCCCATATAATGATTTGTTGATCACCTGTTGCTTTAATGTCAGTTCTTTGATAGAATGTACGTGGAAAGAGTTTTGTGTTATAATTCAGGTAGTTTGAAGTCTGTAACTTTGTCTGACCATCTTCTAGAATACCTATTCTAAATCTAGATGGAGCAGAACTCTGGTTTGAGATGAAGATCGAAAGTTCTACATCCTCCCCAGTAGGCACTGTATAAAGACTAGTATTCGTTCTTGCATTAGTTAGCAACATCGAATTCAGGAACCCAGAAGCAACTGGGTTATCCACAACTTCTCCATGTACTAAGAAAGAGGTTTGCTCGTAATCACTATATACAACTAGACTTTGCTGATTAGCATAGTACATAGTTTGTGTTTCATAAGTCTCTCCTGCTTGAATCTCCATATCATACAAGATATAATTAGAGGGGGCAAAAGAGAGCAACGCTCCACTAGACACTCCAACTCTTACTCGAACTGGATAAGGACTTTGGTGAGCAATTGAAATTTTCGCTTCTACCAGCTTACCTGCTGGAGCCTCATGGAGTACTGTCCTCGTCTTAACTTGTGGGACTATAGCTGCTAGAGCACCATAAGTAGCCATAACTTCGGGGTTTATATTACAATCGTTAGTTATTTATATGAAAATTCTTACTGGATGCAATGGGTTCATTGGAAAGAAATTTGCTGACAAGCTTGATGGAAAGTTCATTGGGTTTGAAATAGGCAACGCCTTTCAGTTACTAGACAACATGCCTGTCTGGGATCAGATAGATGAAATCATCCACATGGGAGCAATATCCTCCACAACAGAAACTGATATTGGAAAGATTACAATATACAATACTGAGTTTTCTATTAAACTATTCAAGAAAGCAATTGAACTAGGTATACCAGTCAAGTATGCTAGTTCAGCATCTGTGTATGGAAACTCAGCAGGTAGTATAAATCCTTTGAATTACTATGCTATATCAAAAGTACAAGTAGACTACTGGGTACAAGATAATATTGATAAGTTTAAATCCATTCAGGGATTTAGATTCTTTAATGTATATGGGGAAGGTGAAGAACATAAAGGAAACCAACGCAGTCCTATCAGCAAATTTGTTTCTGAAGCAAAGATGACAGGTAAGATTAAGATATTTAAACACTCTGAGAAAATGGTCAGAGACTTTATATACGTTGGTGATGTAGTTGATCGTGTACTTGATAACACATTGGACTCAGGAATATATGATCTGGGAACAGGACATCCACATTCCTTTAGAGATATTGCTGAAATTGTTTCACAAAAATATAATGCAAAGATAGAAGAGATAGACTTCCCAGTACACTTACAAGGAAAGTATCAATTCTATACATGTGCAGATATGTTCTGGAGTCAGAACTATGAGTTTACTAATGTAGAGGAATATATCAATCGCCCCGAACCACCCGATACGAGTCTTCTTCAAAGTGTTCGGTAGAAAATTCAAATAGTTCTACGTCTGTGATGCCTTCCATCATATGTCTAAGACCAGGAGGTATGTAAAACTTATCTCCTGGTTTTAATATTATTGTGTCTGCGTCTATAAAATCATCCCTATAACCATAGGTCATCTTTAGTTCACCACTCTGAACATAGAATGTCTCATCTTTAATCTTGTGGTAGTGATAGGAACACTTCTTACCTTTATTAAAAAACAGAAGTTTTCCACAATACTTTTCAGTATTGCAGATCCACTTCTCATATCCCCATCCTTTTTGAACTATTTTCATTCTGTTACAACTTGAAAATCACTTTTCCCTGTAAGCCACCACTCATAGTTTCCACCAAAGAAATCATCACATTGAATTCCTTTGTCATCTACAAAGTAATCTGCATGCAACTTACCCATATGTAGTTCATCAAATTTAACTCCCCAATCAGTTAACTGTTTAAAAGTTAGATCATAGAATGCTTCATGTGCTTTGATGGGATCGTTATTAAATCTACCCATACCTCTAGCGGTGTGGAAGATAATTTTGTTACCACCACTCCTCAATTTATTTAATTGTTCGATGCGTCGTTGCTTAGGGACAGATTTTTCATACTCCCCATTTGTGGTTTCTGCGATAGTACCATCAATATCAATTACGTAAATCATTTATATCATCTCCTGTAAGAACATATGTACCTTGATTTTGTACTGCTATGGCAGCAGCCTTGTTAGCATACGGTATAGCTTTCTCTATTTTACCATACTCTAGGTAAAAGTAAACTAAAGCAGTTAGGAAAGTATCACCTGCTCCAGCAACATCGAAGCAAGGAACCTTTTCACCAGGATATATCTTTCCTTTATACTCAGCACCAGCACTACCTTTAGTAACAATTTTGTTTCTGTAAATACCTTTCAACTTAGAATCTTCTAATTCATTGATCTTAATGAAGCATCCTTTCTTAGGTAGTTTACTTTTTTTACTGTCTATGAATACAGGACCATTAAATTCTTCTACCATTTTAAATATAGTTTCTGTATCTAAGAATCCTTTATCATAATCAGATATGATCATGGCATCAAATGGATCACCTATTGCTTCTGTATGTACACTACCACTGGGATAGTTAGTACCAGTTGGTAACTCCCATCCATAGTCAGCAACCTCATCATTTTCATCCATCCTCATCAATTGTTGATTAGACCTTTCATCTACAAACCTAGTCTTTACTGGTTTTAATTCATTAGTCATAAGATATACATTAACACCAAATGACAAGAGGTTTTGTCTTACGTTACTTGCCATTCCTTCTGCTGTTTCAGTGCGAATGTATTCCATTACTGGTACAGGTGCTTCAGGACTTAACCTAGTACACTTACCGTAAACATATTTGTCTATACAAGTCTCACCTATAACGATGACCTTGTATTGTCTTTGTTGTGGAATATTCTCCGATCCTATCAAAGAACTCAACTTTTTTTGCATACTCACGTCCTACTACGTCTCCGTTTTTCCAGTCAGATCCTACTACTAGTATATCAGGGTTTATGGTTTTTATCAAATCTTCAAGCTCTTGTCTTGAATCGAAAGTATGGATTACATCCACAGCCTTCAAAGAACGCAATTGATATTCTCTATCTTCCAATGGGTAGATAGGTCTATCTGGTCCTTTATCTGCTCTGACCTTTCGGTCAGTATCGATACCCACTATAAGCATAGTCCCTAGAGACTTAGCATAGTTTAGTAGTTCAAAATGTCCTCTATGAAGGACATCAAAACATCCATTAACCCATATGATCATTTGTACATTTCATAAAGAGATCCATGCATCTGATTTGGATGCTGATTTTGTTTTAGATGCGGTGCATTAATATCAGCACAGAAGAAAGCAGTTACGATATGCTTTGAATCAGGAGATGAATTACCTTGATGTGAATACAACTGATTGCAAGGGAACATTAAGAGTTTACCTTGTTCAGGAGTACATTTATAACCCAACTCTGGAAACTCAGTTTCCCCACCCTGTCTACAATCATCTAAGTATAGTATCATAGCATACAACCTAGACAACAGCAAAGGATCCATTGGAGATATATCAATGTGCTCTCTCATATGACCTTCGTTTGCTGGATAGCATCTGATTGCATGGTCATAAGAAACAAGAGGTGCTCTCCAAAGAAGTTTATCTTTAGCACCCCATTTATAGAACTCTCTAATAGCACGATCAGTTTCGTGTGCCAACTGACACCAGAAGTCCAAACCTACTACAGGATATACCTGCTTACATTTTTTATGTTTTGTATCAACCTCTCCAACACCTACAGCACCTTCTTCATGGAATCGTGTGTTGTGCCAGAACCAATCTTTCCATGCTTCACAATCTTCTGCTGGTAAGAATCCTTTCTTTTCGAATATAAGATCTGTTAGTTTCATAGTATTTGTTTAAGTTCTCTTTTGCTGTATCGTTTAACTGTAGGTTCAATAGTATCTGGAATAAATATGAGTTCTGATTTTTCTGGTAAGTACAGATAACAGATCTCACTTTCTCTCATAGTTTGTAATGCATCATCTATAGTTTCTACTATAGTATCACCAGCTAGATTGAAAGATGTATTGAACAATATAGGTATACCTGTTAATTCATAGAATGCCTCTATTAATTTATAGTAGTTTGGATTCTGATCTTCTGTGAGGGTTTGAATCCTACATGTACCATCAACATGAGTTATAGAAGGTATCTTTTCTATTACAGATTTCAACACATCTACAGCATACATCATGAATGGTGATTCATATAATCGATCCATATTAAACCACTCATGTGCATGGTCAGCAAGTACAGTTCCAGCAAAGGGTCTCCAATGCTCTCGCTTCTTTACTTTATTAACTACATCCTTACCATTTGGATCACGAGGATCATATAGTATAGAACGATTACCTAAAGCACGAGGACCATTCTCAGACCTACCTTGACAGATAGCAACTACGTTACCTTCACTGATTAGTTCAGCAACTCTTGGAGGTGTAACCTCACATACTCTAAACTCACCTTCCTTTAATTCATAATCATATTTGATAGACTGTCCAAGATATACATTATCTAATTTTTTAATTTTCTTTTTCCTAAACAACTTAGGACACTCTCTCGCATATGTTATATACGCTGCACCCATAGCAGTACCACAATCACTAGACATAGGTTCAACATATAGATTGACATCCTCTGGCAATCTTTGTAACAGTCTATAGTTACCAACACAGTTTAAAGCACACCCACCAGTAAAGATAATATTATTACATCCAGTTAAGTGGAGTGTATCCATAACTCTATGGTATACATAATCTTCAAAATCTTTTTGAAGAGCATATGCTAGATCTGCATGTCTGTAAAACTTATCATCTTCATCTTTAGAATATGATATGTAATCATAAGGACGTGTTCTAACCATCACATTCTTATGCTCATTATAATCTGCTAAAGCAAATAGATCCTCATTACCTCCAGCATCAGATATCATTTGTTTTATTCTATCATTGGGTTTCCCATATGAAGAGAGACCCATAGTTTTACCACATTCTAAACTATCCCATCCCATAAATTCTGTAATACCAGAATAAACAAATCCAGTACCAATACTTTTTACCTTCTCTACAAATGGTGGTGCGTTTTCAACTTTCTGATTTGAATATCCAATAATCTTTTGACTTAAACATGTTGCTGCATTAGGATCTTCATTGAAATAGAAGATACTCTCATGTTCCTTACCCCACTCATGATCAGCACCAGCACCATCTATTACAAGGATACCTGCTTTATCAAATCCTGAATTATAGAACGCACAAGAGGCATGTAGAGAATGGTGGTAATCCTTTGCTTCTACATACCTCTTGACTCTGATCCCTATCTTTTTAATGTATTTAAAGTAAGGTCCAAAATCACATTTGGTATTGTATAGATGTGTGTAAGCACATAGATCAATTTCCTTAGTGAATTCAGCTACTTTATCCAGAGCATTGAATACTTCTCTGTCATATTTGACATGTGTTAATCGTTCTTCCTGTAAGGACAACACTACCTCATTGTCTTTCATAAGACATACAGCAGCATCATGAGATCTATTAACACCAAGTATCCACATAATTAAACAGGGTTAAAATTTATATTCAATACAATACGTTCGGTTGTGCTCTCTGGATAGCGAGAGGCATGATATCTTCGACCATCAAATAAAACTAATCTACCTGCTTTAGGTTTCACAGTTTTAGCAACGGTAAAGAGACTGGGGTCATACCCATTAATGAACCTCTTGATATTAGGATCTAGAAATTCATTAAAGAAATGTGTATCTCCATCACTATCATTAAGATAATAGATTGCTGTGTACTTCAATCCATCACCTTGATAATCAACATGTGGTACATGATGAGGTTGTCGGTTCTTGTTCAATGTAAAGAGACCCAATCTTAATTGAACAAGATCCTTGATAGTCATATTAATCTTTTCTTCCATTGAGTATAAAAGAGGAACGAAGATATCATACCACTCAGATTCCTTACCCTCTTTTCCCCAAAGGATGTGCATAAACCCAGTAAACGAAGCATCCTCAACATCTAACTTAGAGTCATTAAGTTTGTTCTGTTCCCAGTACCACAAAGGTGATGTTATATCACGATTGAAGAACCATGGAAACTTAGAATCCATAACGGATTGTTTCAGATGCTCCTGATACCTAGCATTAACTACATCATCAATAACTAAGATATCTTCAAAATGATCAGTCATCAGACTTGTTAGGAACCTTGACTAGTTTTTGAATTTCTGGGAGATACATATACTCTATCTCACTACCTTCTAATGTTTCTATCGCATCATGGATAGTTTCAACAAGAGGTTCGCCTCCAAGATTGAAACTAGTGTTAAAGAGTATAGGTACATCTGTAATCTTATGGAAAGCATTAATGAGTTTATAGTAATGTTCATTTTGTTCCTCAGTCACAGTTTGTATACGACAAGTTCCATCAACATGAATTACTGACGGAATCTTCTCCTCAACACCTTCAAGACACTCTACAGCATACATCATGTGTGGTGTTTCATCCCTTCCTTTTAAATCAAACCACTCATGAACATGTTCTTTCTTAATAGAACATGCAAATGGTCTGAACCATTCTCTGTGCTTAACACCATTAACAATATCCTTACCATCCTTAACAGTAGGATCAAATAGGATAGAACGGTTACCTAAAGCACGAGGACCACCTTCTGATCTTCCTTGGAAGATAGTAACAATATTACCTCCACGAATGAGTGCAGCAACTGAATCATAATCAGTATCTGTTACATCAAGTCCAGCAATGGCATCCTCATAAGTATTAGGATCATACTGAGGACCATAGTAAACAGATGCTTGCTTTCTAGGTTCTTCATTATCAGTAAGTTGATGTAACTTATAAAGTGCTCCACCGATAGATGTACCACCATCATGTGAAATAGGTTCACAATAGATGTTTAGATCAGGGAAACGATCCCAGTACTTATAGTTTGCAACACAGTTAAGACCATAACCACCACAGACTACAATATTCTTTTCACCAGTTATCTCAACTGCTTTCTCAATCAACTGACACATACGTTCAGATGTTTCTTCCTGAATCTTATATGCCATATCCTTCTGGATATCTGTATGATCTACAATCTCACCCTGTGGGTGCATCTTATAATCTTCCTTCAATATATCAAATCTATTATGATTGATAGTGGCAGCGTTAGGATATGTTGGAACAATCAAATCTCTATTACCCCATTCACCATTAAAGAATGATGGTAGATCAGCATTAGGTTTACCATATGGTGCAAGACCCATAAGTTTACCTGCTTCAATAGCAGGGAACCCACAATACTGTGTTACTGCTTCATACATTTTAGTATGACCAGGATACTCAGTAATGAATGTATTAGGTTCTGGTTCATGGAAACCAATAGGAGCCTTAGTTCCTACATGCTTATATACTGATTCAAATTCTTCTGGATACTCTGCATGGAAGATAGTTTCAAATTCATACAAGGTATCTGGAACCTCATTCATTTGTAAGAAACTTCCAGCACCGTCTGCAATAACACATGCAGCAGATTCAAATCCAGAATTGTAGAAACCACATGCAGCATGCATCTCGTGGTGATTCAAATCAATATAAGTTGTTTCGAATGTCCACTTCTTACGTGCAAGTTTTCTTACAAATCCTTCATACATATGCTCACCAGTCCAATCTAAATTAGGACCAGATCTATGTGTATGACATACAACTAGGTGATCAATATGATCAACATACTCAAATGCTTTAAGTATACCTAGCATAGGTGAACCATCATACTTGAATCTAGTAAGACGTTCTTCTTCAAGATAGAATACTATCTCACCATCCACCATTAAAGTGGTACTACCATTGTGACCACGAGCGACACATAAAATAATCATAATTAACCTTTACCTTTTAGTACATCAGCAAACCCAGAAGGAACTTTACTTAAAGGTTTGATATCTCCTTGATCAGCCATTAATGCTGGTATTAGATTTGGATTGTTAGACTTGGTTTGTTTACCACCACCTAGTTGTGGCATAGGCATTCCTTTACCCGAAGCCATTTGTTTTTTGTATTCTTCCTCCATTGCTAGAGTTTGATCAACTGACATTTGCATTTCATCAGGCAGTCTGATAACTTGATCAGAAGCTTTATAATACTTCTTCATTAGTTTATCAACTTCTTGCATGATAACAGATTCAACCTTATCATTCATTGCCATGATACGGTCATTGATTCGGTTGGTGTATTCATCAATAGTAATACGAATAGGATCGTATACTCTCATACCTTCACCCATATCAAGAACACTAAACTTCTTGTCATCTGGGTAACTGATATTTTCTTTGAATGTAGACCCAACAACTACAACTGCTGGTTTGCCAAATGCTTTAGCAATATGTTGTCCTACAGAATCACATCCTAAGAATAGATCTGCTGCTTTGATAGCACCAGCAAGTTCCCTTAAAGGTCGTTGTTGTGGATGTGATACAGTATCAGTAAATCCTTCCTTCTCAAAATCAATTGTTAATTCTGATAGAAGAATAACAGAATATTTTTTCTGTAACTTCTTAATGATACTAATAACATTATTAAATTCGAAACTTCTACCAGAAGTATCCATGATAATATTACCAGCAGTCTGAACTCCTCTACCAAATGGTTGGAAGACTATGGTTTTCTTTTTCTTAGTTCTTTGACGAACCTCCTCTACAATAAAAATTCCAGTGGTTTCTTCTTCTCTAGAAAGTTTAATTGTTGGTGCAGGAAGATCTCTTGGTTCTTTCAAACCATTGATCTCAATATCAAATGCTTGAGAGAGGTTGCATTTTTGATTATAGTAATGCCAGATTCTATATGGTTCTGGTGTAACTATATCTGTGTGTTTAATCTTGTCTTCGAAAAGATCTTTATGCCAGTGATCGTAGCATTTCCTATGTAGAGTAGGGTGACCTTTATAGAAATCTGTACCACCTTCGCAGACAATTACAAAGTCTTCGTCTGGATGGTCTTCCGCATATTTTTCAAATGCAGGGATAGAGCATAGTACACGTCCAGCTCCACCGTTAATAAAAAACGATTTGGGTCTCATAATATTTTAATATAGAATGATATAGAAGATTTATTCAACTTCGCTACTATTTATACGCATAAAAAAGGACGGATATTACTCCGTCCTTCCGATCCATCTCGAACTTTGTTTTACCAACCGTCAACTGATTTTACTGCTTCAGGTGAAGGTGTATCAGAGGACTTGGTTAATCCTGTTGCTGCATCGATCAACTCATCGTAGTCACTAACACGATAATCATATCCATCGATCCAAGGAGTACGAGGATCATCAGGGAATGGAATCATGTGTGGTCCCCAACCATCAGCAGCAGGGAACTTGGTATAAAGACCGTTGAGTTCTCCAATGAATGCTTGGAGAGCAGCTCTTTGCTGATCAGTAAGGTTACCCTGACCACCATTCTCAGTTGCTTCTGCATCTAAGTTTGCTTGTGCGTCTGCTACTAGACCATCACGTGCTGCTATATGCTGCTCCATTGTGATCCAAGGTTTGAACCAAGGAAGAGGAGACTTCCATGCACCACCAGCAACGTCATACTCGATCTCATCACCAGCATAGGCATGATCAGGTGAAACAGGATCTGGACGCTCATAGTATACGGTATCGTCACCAGAAATCTTATATTCTTTCTGAGTATAACCAGATGCTTTACCTGTATCTTTAGGGAACAGGATAGCACCAATGATTGCTTCCTCATCAGTAGGAGAGTTCATGTCGATCTGAACTGCAATCTGGTCAATACCAGCACGTACGTTAGCATGCTCAATATCGTCTGTATTAGGTTGTCTATTGAAACCTATACATGATTGAGAGATTTGAAGTTTGCCACTTGCTTTGTCTACAAAAACAAAGAGCCATCGTGGTCCTTCATAAGTCCAACTAGAAGTCAGTCCATCGTTGTCTGTCTGAGCCAAATAGTCATCAGGCAACTTATATGTAAATGTTTTTGAAAAAGCCATAACCTTTGATACCTATACCTTGTTATTTATACAATTGAATTAGTTTTCTACTTTACGGATCAGCGATCTTGTAGTTAATGCGAACCATACCAGCAGTACCGTTCTGTCCATGACAGCATCCACCACCACAAGTCCAACCAGAAGGACCACCAACTCCAGGAACATAGTTATGTTCTGAGAAGGATCCACCCCAACCTAATTGAGCAGTTGACCAGTGAAGTAAGCAATAACCACATCCACTGTTTTCGCACTGAACACCAGTCATCCATCCACCCTTGCCGTTAACAAGACCAGCAGGATAAGGAACATGTTGCTTATTATAGCAATGCTGATTGTAGCAGAACATATAAGCAGCACCAGGAACACCTTTTGCTCCACCGTCTGCACCATAGAATTCAGCACAGCATCCATAAGGACAACTAGAGAGACACATTGCTCTCCATGTGCAGCAACATAAGAAGCAGCAAGAACATCCAGCACCACCACCTTTAGCACAGAAGTTACTTAAACCATAACCTGTGACATAGGATGGGTTACCCATCTGTCCACACTGACTACCTTGTCTACCACAACCAGGAGTTCCAATATGAATATCATAAACACAACCAGCTAGAGAAGCACCTGTAAGACGTTTCCATGCATATGCACCAGCACCAGCAGGAATACCTCTAGAGCAGCAGCAAGATGAACCACCGCCTCCACCAGCACCCCAGACTTCAAAGATAACATCACAAACATTATCAGGAATACACCACTGAGGATACCTATAGTAGTTGTAACTTGTAGAGTGATCTTGACAAGTAGAACCACAATGAGGTGTAAAGTACTGAGTACAATACCCAGCAGCAGGTAACCTTGCTAGTTTTGTCGTCGCATCAGGATCAGATAACCCCGATAGCGAATCTGTTGTAACGAATCCTAATAGATCTCGTAAATTAGTATTTGGCATCTCTAGTTCCTAGTCCTCAGTATTTAGTTAAAGTAGAACCACGCACAGTCATCGTTGGATGTATCCGACTTCAACCAGCATGAGCAGTATGTAAGTCTGATTAGACCACCGCCTCCACGCCATCCGTAGCAGCATCCACCGCCACATGCAGTAGCAGAAGGAGAACCAACTCCAGGAAGTCCTGGACCTCCATTACAGTTGATGTTGTACGCCCAAGGAGTGTTTCCTGTGCAGTACATATATTCATGGATACATGCATTACCATGATAGTTTTGAGTGATCCATCCACCTTTCTCATTAATAAGACCAGCAGGATAGGCCATTGCACCCTTAGCCCAACAGTTGTTTTGGTTACAAGAGTTATAGAAGAAACCTGGTCTTCCTTTAATCATCTCATCTCCACCATAGGAGCATGCTCCATCACAGTGTAGATACCATCCACCACATCCTCCCCAAGAGACTTTATCCTTACATCTGTAAGTTGAATCCCAGAAAGCCCAGCAACATGTTTTGCCAGGTAGTCCACCATCAGCACAGAGGTTACTTAAGTTGCAACCACCGACCCATGTCTTACATCCTCTAATACCGCAGCAGCAGCGTGAGCAGCATGTAGGAGAAGCAACACAGAGTTGGTAACACCAACCACCTTGTACCAGTGGGTATTCAAGAGTTTTTCTGACATATCCACCAGCACCACCAGGCATACCCTGTTGACAGCAACAAGCACCACCGCCTGAACCGCCTCCACCCCATAACTCGAAAGTTAATTGAGTAGTACCACAAGGAACGCACCAGTACTGAATACAATAGTTTCTGTAATTATTATCACAGTTACCTTGGTTACAGTAAGGGTGGAACATGAAGACCCTTCCTTCATGGTTCCTTTCTAAAGCAGATGAAGCTGCTATAGTTTCATCTATAGTTGAAGCGAACTCTCTTCCTAATAGTTCTCTGAGATTTGCCATCGATTTTAACCCTTACAGAATATAGTGACTCTGACAAGACCGTGAGCACCCTCAGAGGAGCAGCAGCAACCGCCACCAAACACCTGAGCAGACACACCACCCGATCCTACTGGACCGTTTCTCCAGCAGTCGCCAGAAAGACCACCGTTGTTTCCACTTAACCATAATGTAGCTCGTCTTCCACAAGATGCCATATCAGGCTTTCTCATAGAGTGATGAACACCATATCGAGCACCGTACATAGGTGCTGTAGGATGATAGTCCTTCTTCATGCACCAGTTACCGCAACCAGGGTTGCAATCATAATGAATGTATGGTGAAAGACCGTTCCAATACCATTTACCAGCAGCTTCGCAAGAATCCATACAATCACTACTTTCTAGTGTGTAATGTTCTGTTTGCTGTCTGCAACATGCAGGACCACACTGGTGTATCCTTGTCCTACAAGCGAAGTATGAATCTACCCAGTGGCAACAGTTCCATCCGTGACAACCACCACAAGCACAGAAGTCGCTTAAACCTGGACCAGAAACATATGACTTACAACCGTCGTAACCACCTCTGGATGGGTGTCTACATGTACCACCTGCGACACATATATCGTAACAACAGTTATCTAATTGGGAAACTCCTTGAACAGCAGCACAGACAGTACATGATTGATACTGACCTGAGAAACCATTCCAAGCGATAGTACAGCAGCAAGTACCAGATCCACCGCCGCCTCCTCCCCAGAGTTCGAACTTGACTTTACAAACGCAGCAATTAGGAACGCACCACCTTATACGTTGCCAGTCATAGTTGTAAGAACTACCATGTTCCCAACAGTGACTACCCCTATAGTATAGTTGATGTTGACCCCCACCCATATATGTTTGTATGGGTACTACATTAGCGTCAGGTACATCTAATAAATCTCGTAAACTTGACATTTGACTACCTTAGTATTTCATTTAGTTGGATAGTATGGACCATCCGTATGCAGAACCCGTATAGATGAGCTCAAGAGAAGCATTTTTAATATCAAAATCAAGATCTTCTGCTAGATTAGCAATCTTGTGTCCATTACGAGCAACAGTGACCTTGTTTGTATCACAGTTACCAGCAGCATCAATTAAATTGATCCTGTCTCCTATCTTGCCATTGGCAGGTAGTGTAATTGTGAAAGCAGATCCTGTTGTGTCAAGTAGCAAAATTTGCCCACTCAAAATAGAATGAGCAGAGGTAACTGCTACAGTTTCCCTTGTGTCAGATACTGGTGTTAGGTTGCGTCCCATTGTTCTAAAATCTCCTTGTAATTATATTTATTAATACGTTGATTAAGCAGTTGATTCTTCAACGCCATAAGCGGAGATGCTTACGCCAGTTGTATCTGAGAATGCTACAAGTTTTTTACCTGTTTGCATAGCGAAACCAGTTCTTTCAAGAACTCCGTATCCTCCAATCTCAGCATTGTATTCTACGTACTCAGCAGCAGTAGGTGTATCAGCAGCAGCAATTGCTACTCGTACATCAACGGCCGTTGCGTTGGTGTTAACAATGTTGAAGTTGCAATATGCCACAGTACTTGCTGGTACTGTGTATATTGTTGTTAATGTGTTTGCGGCTAGGGATTGTTGAGTCCCCAATACTCCAGATGCCATTTTCTATTCTCCGAAATGCAGATGTAGTGGTTGTATGATATTTATATAGTGGGGGATCAAACTGACCCTGCCCAGAAGACGTATCCTTTAGTTGTACGTGTACTATCAATGTATGTCTTAACAGCACGTTGAGTAGGAACTTTTTGGTTTGAGTTAGCAGAAAGAGTAACGTCAGAAGAGAATTCTGTGATACTTTCTCCTAACTGAGCACCAATAGAACCCAGTCTCAAGGATGATAGACCCGAAAGGTCAAAGGAGGATGCGTTCAATGTAGTTGAACCAGTTGCCTGGTTGACCTTGAAGTAACGTCCAACTGTGAAGTTACCGTCTTGGTCTGTTGATACAAAGAATACACGTCCTGGGAAGTCTTCAGTAACTTCGTTGCCTGGTGCTGGATCCACTAATGGATCTCCAGGCCAGTTGGTGTTTAGTTTGTTTCCTGTACCTAAGTCTAGGAAGTCATGACCAGTTAGACGAACCTGACTGTAACCATATCTGATTTTATAGTCTTGTCCATCGAAGGTTCTTGTAGGTTTCTCAGCAGCAAGAACAACTAGTGCAGTACCAGTTGTATCTGTCTGTGCGTTTGTCACCTGCATGAACTCATTATCAATCTTGATGTAGTCGTTGATATTGAAACCAGAAGCATCAGTAATACGGACATCTGATTGAGAGTTATTAATATCTCTCAAAGTATCTGTCTGATCGACAACCTTGATTTCAAGAGCACGAACTGAATCGCCACTGGTATGAGCAGTAGCATTTGTGCCTTCAACTCCACGAGTAACATCCATAGATGTTGCTGTTGGGAATGAAGTAATTGCCATCATCTCATCATTGATGATTAGATATGCTCCGATTGAGAATCCACTAATTGTGTTAACGTAGATTGTAGTATCAGCAGCACTGTTGACAGCAGAACTCAAGTTAGTTGCTCCACCATACTGATATCTGGTAATTAATTCCAAACCATCATGTGCAGCAGCAGCACTACCTAGTAGTCCTCTAGTTACAGTCAAGTTACCTCTTCCAGCAGGAGCTGTGTATGAAGAGTTAGCAATAACGAATGTGAATGGTTCTTCACCAAGTCCACCAGCACCTGTAACGAATTCCATTGAACCACCTGGAACAGGAGCAGATCCTCTACCAGTTATGGCAAGTACGAATCCATTCTGACCACCAAGTGCATCACTGTTGTTGAGTAGTTGTCCTTGAACTCCAGAAGTTTGTCCATCAATTACTTCATTCTGTACAAAACTTCCTTTGAAAGGTCTGAAGAGTATCTTAGATACACCAGCCTGTACAGAGATAATTTCTCCAACAGCACCAGATGTCAATCCGATAACTCTCTCACCATTCAACCAAATTCCATCGGTTGCTCCAGGTACAATGGTTGACTCATCATATTGAAGAGATAGACCATCGATCTTACCATCAAGAGTTGTTTCTGTAGTGTCATAACCAGAAGAAACAATACCGTATGTACCCCAAGAACTGTTACCAGCAAGAGATCTGATTCTTCCACCTCTGGTTGAAGCATAAGAAACGTGACAGTAGTATGTGAAGCATGATACAATCTCAGCACCAGCTTTATTTGTACACCAGAAACCAACTCCACCGTCTTCGTGGATTTGTGTCCAAGAGTCAAACACCATTGTTTTGTTTGATCTGTTATCAAACGTAACGGCGTTAGAAGCAGCAGATACAAATGTGTGTGCGTACTGATCACCAACAGCAGCAACACCTACGTTAACTGTAATTGTTGATGTAGAAGCAGCAACAATTATAAGTTCCTTACCGAAGGCAGGGTCAGATACACGTGGATATGCATGGTTAGTAGCACCACCATCTTTAGTACAATTGAATGTAATAGATGCTTGTGATAATGTAATACTTGATCCAGTAGTCAATCCATGACCTGAACCAAGAGTAAGTTCCATGTCACCAGTAGAAGGATTATATGTAGCACCAGTTGGTGTAAACTGTGCTGTAGTATCCCACTTCTCATGAACATCACCATCAATAACAGCACCAACTCCAGTTGCACCGAAGCAAGAACAGTTTGATACGTAAGGTGATCTCTTAATTGGTGAGTTAGGATCTAGACGTACATAAACACCACCGATTGTAGCAGTGTTAAGATCTTTAGGATCAGAACCTGAAGGAACGAAACCATTCATTCCATCCATAACCATGTCCTTAAGCATAGTGGTGCTTCCTAGCATCCACATAGTTAAATGCTCGTTCATGATTGGAGTAACACCACTGATAGCGATATCTGTAGCACCAGCTTCATATGTGTCTGAAGTTGTCCAAAGGTTAGCATTAGCATCTCTAGTGACACTTCCTAATCCAGAAGTTAAACCAGTTGTTGCAACTGTAACCAATGTTTGAAGAGCAGCATCCTGTACAACGCAAGTTACGTTAGCACTAATGCTATTAATATCTGTAATAGTATTGTTAATAACCTGTGTCAATCCATGAGTACCAACAACAGTAACACTATCGTTATTGATAACGTCTTTTGCAATAGGAGTTAAGTATCCTAGAATAGAAACAACTTCTGCTTCGTTACCGTTCCAATAGTTAGCAGTAATCCAGTCATCAACTGTGTCATAAACACGGTCGTTACCACCATAACCTAAGTTAGCAGTGATATCCTGAATAAGAGTAGCAAGTTTGCTCTCAAATACAGAAGCATCTCCACCAGGAGGGTTAGTAATAGTAACACCACCAGCAGCAGCTTGTGCAAGAGTTTCCTTAACAACGAACTGTGTGTTAGATGTTAATAGGTTGTATGCGTCAGCAGTTTTGTTGTTAGCAAATCCATCGGTCTGAACATAAATGTCAGAACCACCTTCTCTAACGTCAATAACTTCACCAGTCTTACTTCCATCACCAGATGTGATAGTAGAACCAAGAACTCTATACTGAGAGTCAGGTACTTGTGCAAGTGTAAGTTTAACAACACTTGAAGGTTCACCAGCTCTTGCTTGAATCTTAGAAGTTCTTAGGTTATCACCAACGATACCTACATTTGGTGGAACCCTCATTGGAAGGATTTCGTTATATGTACCTGCTTTAACATAGATTGTTGCAGGACCAGTTACGCTATCTACAGCGTGACGTACAGTTCTCCATGCTGCTGTAATGCTATTACCAGCATTTGTATCAGCACCTTCTGGAGTAACATAATAAACTTTGTGTGTAACGTGACTCTCTTTCCATGATGGATATCCTGTTGAGTCAACAGTTAAAACTTTATTCTCTGTACCAATAGGCAACCTAGCAGGACCAGAACCACCTTGATAAAGAACGTCACCAGATGTGGTCAGAACGTTGGCAGACGCTCCTTCTGCTAGTGAATTCCAGTATGTACCATTAACGTCTGTCTCTGGTGCATTACCTGTGTTTTCAGTAACACAAATATGTGAGTTACTATTTCTAGTAACAGCATCACCTGGATAATAAGTTGTACCTACATCCCAAGTACCTTTCCAAGTGAAACCTCCAACAATGAAGTCCCAATCAGAAGCATTGCTTGATGGAGATTTGTTAATGTTAGTTGTCTTAGCAACGTATGAGTTACCACCTAAAAGAACAACATCACCTGGTTTATATGTTGTGGTAGAATTCCAATTACCTACAACCTTGAAACCTGTGGTTAAGATGTCCCATTGAACACCAATACCATTATTAGGTGCGATAGCAGTACTTGTTGTTTTTGCAACGTAAGTATAACCACCATATGTTACGATATCACCGACTTGATATTCAGTTGCTGAATCCCAAGTATCTTCAAACTTGAGTCCATCCAAGTAGGCAGAAAACTTAGCAGGATCGAAAGTTGAAGTCGATGTATGAGGTGTAGTAGTTCTATAAAGTACGTTACCGTATTTTGCGATATCGTTATTCTTATAGAAGGTAGCTGCAGCCCAGTCACCTGTATTGTAAATCCCTTCAGTATGAAGTGACCAACTTCCAGCGTCAGTTCCGTACCATTGTGCTGCTGACGAAACCGATGTGTGGTTTGCGGTAGCAACGTAAGTGTTAGCACCAAATTTAACAATGTCATCAATGACATAAGCGGTTGCAGCCGCCCAGTCACCTCTCCAGTTAAATTTTAGTCTGCCAAGTCTAAAATCTGCCATTTGTTTTTCCTTTACTTAGGTCCCTCGGTTGTATAATCGTATGTTTCATTGAAACGGACCACGAAATATCCGTTATCATCTACAAAGTAGGTTACTTTTCTACTGTCAAATCTGTATTGTTGATATTGATCCTGTGGATGATTCGTTCGTGACTTTTCTTCTGTAGTTTCTTCTACATAGTCAGTCATTCCTGTTGCAATATCTAGGTATGGAGTACCATCTTTACGATGGAAAGTCACTACATCATCATCAATACTCCTGATTTTGGTATAATGGAGCATACCATCATCATCTCTGCGTAATGCATGGATAGTAAAATCGTTTCCAAGATCGTAGTTGTTACTAGCAAATCCTGTAGAACCGCCTCCACCACTGGAACCGCCTCCTCTAAAACTATCGCTGATGTACATCGTCATGTGACAATTACCCTCCAGTAAACTCCTTCCCAAATAAGTTGAACACCTGCGCCTTTAACGTCAAAAACTAGAGGAGATGAAATTACTCCAAATGTATTTTGAAATTGTCGTCCGATAGGGTCCGTCAGAGTAACATTATTTATATCCCAACTAAACTTTACATCAATGAACTCAATTACATCCCCAGATTTGGGAACCAATTGGTTGTTGTAAAGAGGAAGTGTTAACGATACTGGACCATTAGATGAGTCCACCAAATAACGAAGGCTTGTTCCTAGAGTTTGATTTGAATTAATATATTCCCATCGTGCTCTGAATACATCAAATCCACCAGTAGTGGTTCCGTCATGAATGACGGCCATATTTTTGTCAGTATCAATCGTCAGTTCACCCTGTGCTCCAGTAAATAGAGCATGTTCAGCTGTAGTACCTCTTCTGAATTGAACCTGTGTTGTCATCAGTAGTTATTTGATTCCAAGTATATTTATGAGATATTTATATTAGATGATCCATCCATAAGACCTTGGTGGTGCAACTTGTATACGTCTTGTCTCAGCATCACCAACATGTAGAATAATTCCACCTTCAGATACAAATCTCTGATAAGGTGCAATAACCTTGGTTGTAATATCAATCTCAATTGGGCAGTGTCCGTCGTAACTGAAGGTACGGAGGACTTCTGCACTTGCAAGTGAAGGTATGCGACCTGAACCAACAAATGCCTTGACGATAATAGGAACATTGTCCTCTTCGAAGACATCGATCCTTCCTGAACCGTCTGCAACTGTTGTAATACTGGAAGTAGATTCTCCAGAGAATTGTGCGGAACCTTCTCCAACATATCCTTTCCTTGTGAAGGATTCTGCACCTGATCCTCTGACCTCGACAGTGACATCTGTAACAATGTTTCTGGCAACTGCCTGTCTTGCAACACCCAAGAAGTCGAAGATTGCAACATTCTCGACTGCAATTGCTCTGGATTCGGATGCATTGTTCCATGTGAAGAATGATCCAGTTCCAACTGTGACTCTTGCTCTTGGAGTATCGGCAACACCAAATACATGTACAACTCCATAGAGTTCTGGAGAGAATGTAACTGTCTCTGCTGCACCAGAGAAGTTGTATAGATTTCCAAACCCTGCGTATGCTTCTGTATGTTTCTCGTCTGCAATACCAGTAATACCGATATCGATTTGAGAAGTCCAGTGGAATGTACGACGTTCAACGCTGGTGACAAAGTTGAATAGATTTCCGAATCCAGATTCTGCGTATGTTGTTGCTTCCTCTGCACGACCCCTGAATGTAAAGAGTCCTGCTGCTTCTGGAGCGACTCCAACACTTTCCGAAGCACCAGAGAATGCAAAGAGTGTACCAAATAGAACTTCTCTTGTAGTAACTCTCTCTGTCTTTGTACCACCAAAGGAGAATAGAGCAGTAGTCTCGTCTGGATTGACAGTGAAACTCTCTGAAGCACCACTGATGTTGAAGATCCTTCCTTCTCCAACAAAGTCTCTTGTACGAGTAACGTCTGTTGTAACATCGACGTAGATAGTACCAGAACCAATATTGTTTGGTGTGAATCTCTCGAATGCTGCTCCAGTAATATCGAGTGGTACTGGTACTTCGTCTGGACTCCATACAACATTTTCTGTTGTCCTTGTACCACCAATAGAGAATAGTAACTGTCTCTCTTCTGGATTGAAGGTAACACTTTCGGATGCACCACTGATGTTGAAGATTCTTCCTTCTCCAACAAAGATTTTTGTGCGAGAGAATGTAGAAGTAACATCGATAGTTGTACTTCCAGAACCCAACCAGTTTGGTATGTACTTGATACGTGCTGTACCACGTAGTTTGGACTCGATGGTGAATCTTTCGCTGAAGGTTTGTTTGAATGAACCAAACCCTTTGAACACCATGTCTGCCTGGAATTCTGGCAAGACAAATGTGACACTCTCTGCTGCACCACTGATAGCAAATATACGACCTTCGCCAACCCATACATGGGATCTGGAAGATGTAGAAGCACCATAGATATCGACTTCGATTCTTGGTTGCTCTGCAAATGTGAGAATTGGTTCTGAAACTTCTCCACTGAAGAGAATTTCTGCTTGACCAATCTCTCTGAATGTTGCAGAAACACCTGCTTTCTCTGGACTGAATGCAATGTCTGCTTGGAACGCAGGTAACTTGAGGGTGATAGCCTCGTCTGCTGCACCAATAGAGAACAGTCCACCAACACCAAAGTGAATATCGACGTTGACGACATCTGCAATACCACTGACGTAGATGTCTCCGAGTGGTTGCTCTGCAAATGTAAGTAATGGATCTGCAATCTGTCCAAAGACTGTGAATACACCAGATCCAATATTGCCACCAAAGGTGAAGCTCTGAGATACAGCACCCTTGAGAACTGCGTCTGCTGTAAACTCTGGAAGTTTGAGAGTGATAGACTCTGCTGCTCCACCAACAGAGAAGACCTGACCCTCTCCTTGATAAGCACGAGTTCTGAGAAGACCAGCATCTCCAGTAACATCGACTGGAACGAATGGTTGCTCTGCGAATGTAAGTATCTCTGGACTTGATGTTCCACGTACTTCTGTGTGAACCAGACCAGCAATAGCGATTGCACGACTCTCGTCGAGACGACCTGTAAAGTCGAATAGTGCTCCAAGTTCGAGTGGGTTGAATGTAACCGCTTCGACTGCACCACTGAAGTTGAAGATCCGACCTTCGCCAGTCCAATGCTTCGTGATAAGTGGTACAACAGAAACGTTGAATATCTCTGTATGAGATTGACCAACCCAGTCTTCTGTATGTTTCTCCAGTGCAGTACCAGAGAGATCGATATCGACTGTAAACTGTTCTGAAGCAGTAAACTTCTGACCTGCAAGTCCACCAAATGTGAGGTCTGCTTGGAATGCAGGAAGGTCGATTGTAATCGCTTCTGCACTCTGACCAATAGTGAATAGGTTTCCAGATCCATGGAAGTGGAGACTGAAACTCTCTGATGCAGTACCAGTAACGTCTGTAACGACGAATCTGTAGTTGTCTGATACAACTGCCTCTTGACAAGTACCAAACAGTTCGAAGTGTAGAGAACCTTCTTCTGCTGTGATGAACTTGAGACCTGTGTAACCACCAGCAAACTTGAATAGTGGTGGTGTTGTTGGAGGAATAACAACAGTACATTCTGCTGCACCACTCCAAGTCCACAATGTAGGTTCGTTGGTAACCCACTGAGGTGGTACACGAACTTCTGAATCGGAACGAATCTTGATCGCATGATCCCATTCGGTAGCATCCGATATAAAGATCTTGGTCTGAGAATCGTGTGTGAGAGAAGTAAAGCTGACAAGTTTTCCAAATGGGTATTCGGAAACTTTTGTACGAATAGGACTGATGACAGATGTGAATCCGTAGTCCTCTCTTACCGTTGCACCAGGATCTGTGATGAATCCACAATCGTGGATTGTTGTTGCTCCACCTGAGAGCCAAGGATCGATATCGTATGTCTGACCAAGAGGTATTGTTGCAACAACACCATTGAGACCAATCCTGATAATAGAAGTTGGTGATGTACCAGAGATATTCTGACTTGGTGTGATCTCGGTAATAGTACCGACACCAGGTAGACTTGCATAATCTCTGTACTGATATAGATTCTCGGAAGAATCGTTGTAAGAGTAAGTTCTGGACTTCTCTGTACTGATGATAGTAGGTAGTACACCAGTACCTTCGTAAGCAAAGGATCTAAGTACAGGTTCTGCTGTTCCATCAGATGCCCATAGAGTACCAAAGGCATTCCAGTTAGGTGCAAATCTAACGTCTGCAACACCTCTAATTGGGAATAGAGCCTGTTTCTCGTCTGGGTTGAAGGATACAGATTCAACTGCACCACCAATCTTGTAGATCTGACCTTGACCAACGTAGTCAAATACACGAGAAGCTTCAGCATATACAATACTGAAGGCACGACCTTCACCGATGTATGGTCTGGTAACACTGTATGTTGCCTCACCAGTAACATCAATTGGAATATATCCATTCCACTGTGGGTTGATACGTACCCAAGTATCGGAACGAATCTTGATCGCTGCCTTGAATGTAATCTCTGCAACGAATCCAACAGTACGTGATGTATGTGTATTGCTGGTATACTGGAAGCCACCAAAAGGATACTGCCATACTGTCTGAGAAATATATCCCCAATCAATATTTCCAGAGTAACCTTCAGCAATGATTCCATAATCAAAGCTGGTGGTTGGTGTGAAGTTAGAAGTGAGAGATACAGTGTATTCTGGATCTACAACAGCAACAACACCAACGTTGATTCTTACAACTGATCCTGTAGATGAACCTGAGAGTATTGCATTTGTAGAGATTTCCTCGACAGTAGCAGTACCAGGTAATGGACCAAAGTCTGTATAACCAAATGGTACGATAGAAGTATCGTTGTAGTCCCAAGTGACTCTCTCAGCATATGCATCTCCAGTAAAGACTGGGATAACACCAAATGGTTGCTCACCATATGTTCTCTTAACGTCAGAGACTGCACCTGTGACAGGTATAGTACCTTCACCTCTCCAGTTAGGTACGAAGTTAACCTTAACGTTAGATTGAAGTGGAGCAAGTCTTCCAGTAGCAAGGTAATCTGTAGTGACTCTCTCTTCACCACCACCAATTTTGTATAGGTTACCAGTACCCTCATAAGAGAATACAAATGCCTCGTCTGCTCTGGAGAAGTTGAACAGTACACCTGATCCAATTTCACTAGCAGTAATTCTCTCTGCGAGAACACCACGAACCATACTCCTGACGAATCCATTCCATCTAGGTTTGGTTCTTCCTCTACCTTTACCAAATACCTTAATGTCACCAGAACCAATCCAGTTAGGTACGTAGTTCTGTTTAGCAGTACCCTTAAGTTGACCGAGACCAAATGGATATAGAGTACCAGTGATACTAAGAAGACCCCAGTCAAGATTGGTTGTCTTACCAATAGATACTGGAGCGTGTTCAATCGCAGTGGTATATGTACCAGAATGCGGTGCAACTTGGAATCCACTAGGATCTACAGTTGCAGTTATTGTAGGATTAACTTGTACTACAGAACCAGTACTTACACCTGACAGTACTTGGTTTGTAGTGATAACTTGATAGGACTGTATCGGAATCGTTCCGTAGTCCTCGTATTCGAATGGAACAACAGCAGAGTTATTATATGAGTATGCTCTTCTGTTATCTTCGCTATTAATATTAGGTAGAGTACCTGAACCCTCAAATCCAAATGAGCGTTTAACGTGCTGGACTTCTCCAGAAACCTGGGCTGTACCTGATCCCACCCAGTTAGGTCTGAAGGAAACCCCTGCGCTGCTTTTGAATCTGAATAGTCCTTTGGACTCTATTGCAATACTTCTAGTAACTGTACCAGAACCGATCTTGTACAGTTCACCGTCACCAGATTCTTTCTTGGCGAAAGCTTCCGTTGTGAGGGACTGGATCCCAAATAGTCCGAAGACTTCGATATCTGGAACCCAGTGTGTAACCGCACTACCTGATACTCGTACCGTACCTTGAACGATCCAAGGAGCTGATAGACGATAGTAACTACCGACCATCTCAAAGACAGTACCTGTACCAACCCATGCATGTAGAACTGTCCAAGTTGTAGCAGTCTTCGGTCTAACAAAACCGTAAGGTCGGACAGTATCTGTGTAAATTATTCTACCCCAATCATCAACCGTAACAGCTTCTACGTCGTTGATAGATCCACCGTCTACGATGGTTGTGGGTGTTAATGCTAATGAATTTAAACCGTAGTCGAGTTGTATAAACTCCTCAACACATGAAGGATTCCATGAATATGAAAGTCTCTCGCCACTAAAAATACGCAACGCAAAACTAGACCCATAAGGTCCGTCTATACCAGTTGTATAGATGTGCGTTGCCATTTACCCTCCACTAAAATAAAAAGGGGATCCAGTACTGAATCCCCTCAAACATAATAATGAAATCAATTGAATCAATCAGTCTAGGCTGACGTTCAGAGTTACTTTGATCTGGTCACCAGCGTTTTGAATAGCGTAAGGACCATTTGTGAACCTTTCAGCGAAGAATATCGCATCATAGAGTGTCACAGAACCTGTACCATCAAGTGCTTTAGTAGTCGTGAAGGTGTTTGCATCAGGTGTCTCAAATACAATGTAAGTACCAGCAGTAGTTGTGGTATTACCTGTTCCCTGATCGATATAAACTGCGTCGCCTGGTTCTAGACCATGACCTGTAGCAGTTACTTTACTGAAGTCAAACTTAACAACGTCATTACCGTTAGAAGTTTGAATGTTCTCAATAAGAACGTTATTAAGGAATACAGTTACTGTTCCGTCTGTATCGTCAGTCTCGTAGTCGATACCAGTAATAACTGTGTTAGCATCAATACCGTTAGGTGTAGTTGTCTGAGAAACTCTCATTCCAAGAGCAAGATCCTCAGCAACGTTTGCTTGGAATACCAAGTCGCCACTAACAGCACCACCGTTTGCCTTACTTAGATAAACTGTAGTACCAACGATTCCAGTAACACGTGCTCCCTGAGCAACGTTAGTTCCTGTAACACGCTGATTAACAACAATTCCAGTTGTAGATGTAACAACAACTTCGAACTCACCAGCAGTACCAGTAGAAGCAGTAGTTGCAGCAACAGCAGCAAGAGTGATATAGTTGTTTCCGATAGTACCACGAACTCCAGACTTAGAAATCTGTGTTCCAGTAGCAGCAGTACCAGCATCAGCTACACCATGAATGGTTGTAGGCATGTTGTTAGCACGTGAGAGGAAATAACCGTATACGTTACCAGCAGGACCGTCAAAGGTAAATGTTTGCTCTGGGTAAGAAGCAGTTGTACGACCTCTACCAAAACTCAATGGTTGTGCAGTGAAGTTACCAGTGTTCTTAACACTTAGGTTAAGTGTAGTACCATCAATGTCAACAACATATGCACCAGTGCCGACAGATCCACCAGTAACATAGTCACCTTTTTTAATACCTGTGTTAGAAGCAACCGTAACTAGGTATGTTCCAGATGTACCATCACCATTAGTTGTTGTAACAGCAGTTGGTTCAGTCTCGATTCCCCAACGGTTACCGTTCAACAAGATACCATATTGCTGTGCATAATCCTGATCAGTCCTATTATTGATGATGCCAGGATAACCTGTAGTAGGTGCTCCACCATAACCGTTAGTGTTATTTTCGGTGTATGGTTCGAAATATCGTGTTTGAGAGGGAGTATCACTCTCAGCAGGATATGTATCTGTAGTGAACAACTTAAGAATAAGGTTCCTAGGGATATTCTGCGAATAGTTTAGCAGATTCCTTAGAGAATCAATTTCGCCGTTGTCGGTGACTAAGAGTGCCATTGTTTTCCTCTGTCCTAATTACGTTGCTATGTATGATTATTTATAACCACCAATTATTTATAATTTTATCCTCAATGCAACACTAGCCTTACTTATGTTCAGGACATGGTTTACATTGAATCTAAAAATGTCTCCAGCATTAACTGTGGTGTTCCAAGTCGAAAGATTATCATCCTTCGATTTAATTTCTGTACTGGTATTTAGAATACCTAATTTAGGTGTTTCTGTTCCTGTGATTGAAGTGAAATTCGGATAATCATTATAAGAACACTTCAATATATCTATCTCAATATTACCTGCGACATCTGCCACTATAACAAATGATTCAATCGTACCAGTAACATCGACTGCCATATCACCTTTCGGGCCAATTGCCATTGGGAATGATCCAGCATCAATAACAAAGTTTAAAGTTCTGGTTAAATCTGCCGTAGTAACTAAGGCAACACCAGAAAATTTTTGACCAGCAGTAGGTGGAGTAGTAAAAACAATCTGATCATTAGAAACAATGTAGTCTGTATTTGGTTTAAGAACTACATCGTTAATAGAGATCAATAATTGTTGTTCATCTATTGGTGTGTATGGAGATCCATTAACAGAAAGACTGAATTGATCTTGTACACCATCAAATCCACCTGATATATCATCAAGTATTAGGTTTGTATACTGTGTAGACTTGGTTGGAATTTGATAATTGACATCCAAGTTGTACGCAGGGTTCTCTCTCAGAGCAACACTATGTTGCTGAGATCCAACTCTAACGGTATACTCTGCCATCAGGATGATACTCCAGGATTAACTTCTACTAATCCTTCAATAACTCTTGTCTTATATCCAGTTGGAGCAGTCAAGAGAATGTCATAGACATACCTTCTACGGTCTAAAGCACCTGTTTCTGTACTATTCATTGATATACCAATCTCACCAGCAGTTCTGTTAACGAATACCAAAGGTACAGCTACACTAGAAGTACTGGTGTAGCTTGTTTTAAAAGCTGCCTCACCAGTATATCCTGTCATGTTAAGTGGAGTACCATCTTTATTTGTAATAAAGAAAGTCACGTCATAGTTAGCATGACGGTCAACGACTATGTTTACAGGTATCGCTGCCATTAGACTCTAGAATTTCTTTTATTTAGTCTTCTTTTCTGGCGGTATTGGTTTTCCACCATTAGCCGCAAGTTCATCTGGATCAGGAGATTCTAAAAGATCTAGTGTCTCCAATCCACCAATAACTTTAATTCTATATTCTTTTAATTCAGTCAGACTCTTTTCTGTACTTGCAATCTTAGTTTCAGTCTCAGCTAATTGTCTAGTGAATTCACTACGTATTTTTTCAGGTTTCATAATAAAACTTCATTTGAACTATTTATTTAAGTCTTCATGATGTAGCAGAGAGCAAAGTACTTAGGCATAATGTTCATTGAACTTCCACTTCCAGCACCTGTGGTGGACGCAGTTGATGTTCCTGTATTGGTACTGCCATTAGTACTGGTACTAGGTGATGCACTACCTGTGCTTCCACTACCACCACCAGTGGTTCCACTTATACTAACCGTTGTGTCATGAGTATGATCTTGACTGACTCCTAAAGTATCGAAGTAGTGTGCGTGAGTTCCTGCATCTCCAGTTGTAGCAGCAACGTTACCCATGTTAGCATTTACTGCTTCAGTGTGATAGTCACCTGTGTATAGAGCACTGTGAGTAACATAACTGTGGTTATGAACACCAGCATCAGATGTGTTTCCACTGTGATGGTGGTTTTGACTTTGTACTCCACTGGTTCCAGTTCCTGATCCACTGAATGAGTGAGTGTGACTACCAATACTGTGAGTGTGACTGCCTACTGTATGACTGTGAGAAGGAATAGAGTGAGAGTGACTATTGACTGTATGAGTATGCGAAGGCATATTCGATGTCGATATAGTTACAGTTTCTTGACCACCTGTATCTTCAGGATCGTAGGTGCTACCAGCACCAAGAACAAATCTATCTCTTAGGTCAGGAGTGTTGTTATTACCGTTACAGAGAACCCAACCACTAGGAATGTTACTTGCAGTACCAGACCACATTATGATACCACCAGAAGGGAATGAATCACCTCCAGTTGGTGTTTGATTAGTCCACTTACTAGTTCCATTATCCCAAGCAAGAACTTGATCGTCTGCTGGAGAACCAGTAATTACAACGTCAGTTAAATCAGAAAGGATTTCAGCACCTGTAGGTGGAGTAGTCCATTCAATCTCAGTACCAGTAGATTTTAGATACTGACCAGATGATCCAAGATCATTGTCTTTGTCAAATAGACCACCTTCAATTCTAATACCACCGTCATCAGTTGTTAATGCAAGAGCACCAGAATAGAATAGTTTAACTTGTCCTGTAGCAGGTTCACTAGTGAATGCATCAGCACCACCCATATGACGTAATTGAATATCACCATATGCTTGGAGTTGTATTGCTTTATTCCAGTTGTTGTTACCAGTTTGATGTTGGTTCTGGATAGCAAATACACCACCAGTACTTCTTACACAAGAAGTAGCATTAGTGGAATGGAATAATTCCAACTCTCCACTAGCACCAATTTTCAAACCACCACCAGGACCAGTAGTTGTACTATCCTTCGCTAACTTCATCTCTCCATCGAGAGTCAATACATGATCATTAGCATTAGTGGTAGAATCATACTTGAATTTAGAACTAGCAGCAAATCCAGCACTACCATCATTAAACTGGATCTCCATAGCAGAACCAGCAGCAGATGTACCACCAGCACCTTGAGCGTCTGCTTGGTTAGTCCACTTACTTGTAGCGTTATCCCACTTAAGTACTTGACCAGATTGAGGTGATCCAGTAATAACAACGTCAGATAAATTTGCAATAACAGATGATGTTGTTAGATGAGCACTTAGATCTGGTGGAGTATATGAGAATACACCGTTAGTACTGTTATAAGAAATAGCACCATCACCAGATGCAGTCTGAGGTGATCCTACTGATAGACTTCCTAATGATATGAAACTACTAACATTAGGAGGAGTATATGTGAATACACCAGAAACATTATTATAAGATAGTCCTGCGGTTCCTGCTGAATTCTGAGTAACAGATAAAGCAGTTAATTGTATACCAGGAGTAACCTGATTCTGCCATGAAGCAGCACCAGTAGCACCTCCACTAGTTAATATCTGACCATTTGATCCTACATCACCACCAACTCCAATCTGACCATCTTTACCAGCACGGAATATTTCGTTTGCTGTACCACCACCACTATAGATTCTTACATCTCTTGGACTAGCATTATTTGATGAAGCATAGATTCCAAGTACACCAGTTCCAGCACCATCAGTATCATTAAAGATTTTTGCTACGTTGTTTCCAGTCTGAGTACCACTAATTAATATTTGACGATTTGCATCAATCTCAACTGCTTGTGTACCTTCTATATCAAAAGTAATTTTTCCTGTACCACCACCAGTATCAATTGTCTCTACTTTGGTATTGTTTTCTGCTATGTTGTCAGCATTACCACTACCTGTTGCATCAGGACCATTTTCCCAAGATGTACCATTATATTTTAATACGTGTCCATTTTGAGGACTAGAAATAGTTACATCAGCAAGTTCATTTACAGCAAGACCAGTTATGTAACTACTAAGATCTGGAGGAGTATATGTGAATACACCAGTGGAGTTATTATATCCAAGTCCACCACCACCTGAAGCAGTAGCGTTAGAACCAACAGAGAATGCTGTTAAGTCTGTACTTACAGCAGAAAGATCTGGTGGAGTATATGAGAATACACCAGTACCAGTGTTATATGCTAATGCTGCTGTACCTGCTGCGTTAGTTGTTACAGAAAGATCTGCTAGTTGAACACCACCACCTGAAGCATCTGCTTTCGCAAATGACATTATCGCTCCTTTACCAGAAGCAATAGTTCCGTTAGCAGTAGCGTTAACTTTAAATCTAATCTTATCAGTAGCTACATCTGTAATATCAATATATGCTTTACAAAACTGAGATGTTTTATCTTTTCCTTGATGAAAGTGTCTTAAAGTATTATCTGTTGCTTGTGCAGCATTAGACCAGTTAGATCCAGTATCAGTAGTAGTTTCTATATAAATGTCAACTGTACTAGTCTCATAACCATTACCAGCACCACCACTTATGTTTCCAGATGATTGAAACTGTGCAGCAAAAGTTACTTCCCACTTACCAGTAGTAGGAAATGTCCAAAGTCCAGAACTATCAACAGACATTCCATTACCAAGCTTAGCAAATGGAGCAGCAGATCTAGCAGCAACAGAAGCACTTGTATTAGAATCGTTAACTATATTGTTAAGGATCTTTCTTCCATCTGCTGTTGCAATAGTTGGGTTTCCTTGACCATCCTGATCATCCTCAGAACTCATTCCTGTGGTCATTTCCCACTGATCAAGTTCTGCTACAACAGCAGCACTACCACCACTACCACCACCATCAGCAGCAGAGATCCATTTAGATGAACTATCATCCCACTTCAGTACATGTCCGTCTGTAGGGGTTCCAGCATTAACATCAGAAAGATCATTAAGAGCAGAAGAAGCAAGACTTACTGCTGTTAGGTATGTACTACTGTCAACAGAACCATCTGCTTTTAAGAATTGAGATGATGTTCCACCATCCTTTATAAATGAATCTCCAGTTATATCTCCAGATGATGTTATATCACCAGTGGATCCACTAATAGATGCTCTCCATACATTAGTGGCGAGATTACCAATATAAAGTCCAACACCATCAGCAGTATTGATTCCAACACCAGCAGTAGCATTTAAACTAATAGCATAGTTTCCATTATTCTGTACATCAAACCTACCAGGGAAACTAGAAGTTCCAGTTAGGGTAATGTTTTTATCTGTAGTAGCACCTCTTCCAGCTACATCATCAAGTGTATCTGTTTCAGTATATGATTGTAGATAACCACTGAGATCTGGTGGAGTATATGTGAATACACCTGTAGTATCGTTGTAAGCAATTGCTCCATCACCAGAAGCAGATCCTTCAGAACCTACAGAAAGATCTGTCAATGCAATTCCACTAGTACCAGTAATAGTAAGTTCACCATTACCACCACCTTGTCCAAAGGTGATTCCAGTACCAGCTTTAAGATTTAATGTGTATGGAGTACCAGCACCATTATTTGTATAGATTATTTGAGATGTAGTTGCATTAGCATGGTTAAATGCAAGACTATTATCTGCTGCTGGAGTAAATGTAAACTGACCAGTTAAATTGTTATATGATAATCCACCATTACCACTAGGTGAACCTTCAGTACCTACAGTAAGGTCTCCTAGTGCAATACCACCACCAGATCCACCACTGTCAAGAGCATTAACCCACTCAGTACCATCCCATTTTAAAATTTGATTAGTCTGTATAGCAGTGATATTAACATTGCTAATATTCTCTATAGTTCTAGTCTTCCATTCTACAGTATTACCAGTTGAAGTTAATACCTGATCTGCTGTACCTATTGTACCAGTACTATCTTTCAGACCAGCATTATAGAAGTATAAACAACCATTGACTTTATCCCACCTAAGATACTCTGCACTAGCAGATTGGAATAAAGCATCACCATCAACTTCTAATCCATCAGTGTCTAGTTGACCAATAACATCCAATCCAGAGTTATTAAGAGTAGCTCTCTTAGTTGAACCAGAAAAATAATCAAGTTGATCTGCTATTACATCAAGACCACTATTATTTCCGTTGTATATAACTTTCGAACCAGCAGCATTATATCCAAGTGTTGCATAGGTTGATGTTCCAATTGAGAACTGTCCAGCATCAGAACATATTACACTACCTGCTGTTATATTTGTAGTAGTTACTGGATCTTGATCACAAACATCCTGAAGGTCTGGTATATTACCACCAGGTGCAATTGCTTTCCATGTAGTATTGGTTGCATCATATGTTAATACTTCTCCGTCTTGTGGAGCATCACCACCAATTAGACTTGTATCAGTTAAACCAATTAAAGTATGAGTATGAGATGGTAGTCCAGTTAAGTAACTACTTAGATCTGGTGGAGTATATGTTAGTACACCTGTACTAGCATTGTATGAAAGAGCTGCTGTACCAACAGAATTTTGAGTAACAGATATATCTGCTAATGTTATGAAAGTACTGACATCCTGTGGTGTAAATGAAAATACACCAGTGGTGTTATTATAACCTAAACTTGAACCACCAGCACTAGGAGTGTTGTTAGTTACCTGTATATCTGTTAGAGCAATCCAGTTTGCAGAGTTATCTGTTACTACACTATAGTTACCAGAACCATCAGTCTTCATCAGACCAGCACTAGGGAAGTCTGCATCCTGAATAGCATCACCAATTGAGGTGATAAAATTACTTAAATCGGGTGGTGTGTATACGATCTGACCAGTAGAGTTATCGTATACTAAGTTACCTCCAGCAGCAGCAGAGTTAACAACAGCACTTATATCTGTCAGAGTAATGTAAGTAGCATTCAGACCAATCTGAGTACCACTGAAAGTATGAAGGTCGTAACCTATTTCATTAATCTTCTGTCTTTGTACCTCGAAGGTATCAGACTTATTTACTATGACTTGTGCCATTACTTTCTATCAATTGTTTTAGTAGGGTCTTGAGTTCACTAAGTTCACCTTTAACATAATCCAATTCATGCTCCATACTCCGTTGTTTGTTTCTGGATGCTTTGTATTTGGCAAATGAAGACCTATCGGTATTTATTATTGCACCTGTATTTACATCACGATATAAATGATCTTGGTCTTTAACCTTCAAATGATTCATTAGTATGAAGCAACTGCCCTCATGTCCTGAATCTTAGGAACGAATGCAGGGTTATTAGACTTCATCACAATCTTAACTGCATAAGAAGAAAACTCAGGTAGATTTTCTATGCTGTAAGATAGTTCCTGATATGAAGACTGTTTCTCTGTAATACCACTAATAGCATTTTCAGAAGAAGCAATAGTATCTACATCAGGTTCACCTGCTTCATTAAAGTATATCCATTCAATGTCTTCAAAGTTCTCCTGTGAAGAAGACTTCTTAATCTTATAAAGAATCATAAGATTCTTAGTATCAGTAACATTAGCAGTAAGTTTTACATCGATAGATGTAGCAGGATTCTCAATAGCAACCTCCTTAGTTACATACTTAGAAATTCCAGAACTATTCTTAGATTGAGTTTCTCTAATAAAGTCAACACCATCCTCATAAGAGACTTTTGCAATTTCAATGAAACTTGCTTCGTCAACTGGTTGATTAGGATATGATATTAAATCACCAACTCTAAAGATGTCATTTAACTGATCATCTACATTAGCATTTCTATCGAAACTACTACTATCAATAAGTCTTCCAGTATAATCATTATTAATTGGTTGCTTATCATTAACAGTAGTTAATTCACCAGCCTTACTGTTCCACAATACTATCTTACCAGAAATCTTATTGTCATATGTCTGAGCAACAACTGATGGATTTCTTGCAGTCACATATGTTGGTGGTGATGTAGTATTTGGTATATCAAATGCAAATTTAACAAGACCATCTGTACCAACAGTAATAGTACCAGTAAATGATTGACCACTAAAGGTTACTGTTTCTCCAGCAACAAATGTGTTAACAGTATTAACTTTAACATATACAGTACTACCATCAACCTTAACAATAGTACCTTCTGCTTTAGAAGTAACACCAACAAGAGTTTGGTTATTATTAATTACTTCAGCACCTTGAAGACCAGATGCAGTGAATGAAAATACTGGTAAGAAAGTTACAACTTGATTCCTTCTACCATAACGATCTTCTGAACCTTTAGCAGCTTCAATACGGTTAGTAATAGTCTTAACAGATGCTCTTGAAAGATCAATAACTGGTGACAGATGTGTAACAGTACTTGAAAGATCTAACTTATATGTTAGTGAATTGTCAATACTATTAGCAGTTTCATTAATCTTAGAAGCAACAATCTTCTGATTGATGAAATAGAAGTCTTCATTCAAGAATGTCTTTTCATAATCTGTTTGTGAATATGAAACGAAAGTACCTACATTATCATCTATTGGTGAAACATTAGTTGTCTTAACAAAACTATCAATCTTAGTCTGACTAAAGGTTAGATTAGATATAGAAGCAAATAGTTTTTCAAACTTTCTGTTGTATGTTGCTAGTACATTTGTACCACCACCAAAGGAATTACCAGATGCTCTAGTAGATCCAGTGATGTTATAATAATCAACACCAGTGTTAGAAACCTTATAAAGATTGCTGTTTATTGATGAGGCAGTTACACCACCAACATCTTCTGCATTCTTGAAGTAAACCCATGACTTATCAATATCAAAACCATTGTCTCTATGGTTAACTTTAACAACATAATTGTTATTCTTGAATAGTGTTGATGTAGCAGTAGTATTTGCTTCTGCATTAGTTTCAATAGGATGATGGTCAAGTGCTTCAAATCCTAGATCATCATTAGCAAGTAGTAGACTTGCAGTTCTACTAATATCAAACTCTGCACGGTTCAATACAAACTTAACATCTTCAAATAGATCCTCAGTCCAATCACCTGTATTCTGTGATCTGAATAGTGAACCTAAAGCAGGTTGTGTTGTAACAATTTGACTTGTAGCAACTTCAACTCCACCTAACTTAGAAGACCATAATTCATAGTCAACTGAATCTGTCTCGATAGCAAGAGCATACTCAGTATCATTCTCAAGATATACAGGGAAGTCAAATCCAAACTTAGTAGGAGTTATAGATTGTGTTTCTCCTGTCTCATCAATAGCAATACCCATTCTAACTGCTGGAGTATCAATAGTAATTTCAGATTCAATCTGAGCACCAGCATTACCAGAACCTGTTCCTCTAAGAACAATAGATGGTGGTTCAGTATAACCAGAACCAGCAAGTGTCATTTCTGCATCATATACAAGACCTTGAGAAACTCTAACTGTAGCAGTAGCATTACCACCACCAGGAAGTTGAGGACTTTCAATTGTAATGATTGCAGATTCGTAACCACTACCTGTATTAGCAACATTCAATCCAGTTACACGACCAGAATCTTTAGCAATAGTCAATGTGAACTGTGTATTATTAGCATTATTAGCTTGTGTAATAGATGTAACGTTTAATAGTTCATCTTGTACAAAGTTCTTACCGTTGTTGTTATCCAAGACAACTGTATACACCTGATCATTCGTAAGTGTGAATAAACCTGTTGTACTAGCAACAATCTCAATATTATTCTTATCAATCACTTTACTGACAGGACCAGAAGCATTTGATTTGGATCCAGTTACCTTCTCACCTTTAGTAATCGTAAGTGTATCACTTGAGACTACTTTTAAGAATGTCTCAGGTGTCAATACTTTCTGAGTACCAGGAATAATGTTCTTACCTGGTTTTCCACTGACAACATCAGTTAGATAAACTCTCAATGGAATGTTATCACTCTTCTTATTAAAGAATAGATCTAGACTTGTTACAAATACACCACCATCATATCCATCAACCTTAAATGTCTGAGCGAATGGATTTGGTCTAATAGGATTCTCTGTGTTACTACCTACAATCTGTGTACCTTCATTTGCTTTAAAGAATGCAGGTCTTGTGGATATAATAGAAGATGGATTCTCTGGTACTATACCAGTAGCATAGAATTTCACTTCAGCGAATGTTTCTACAGACTCTGTTTCAGCATCTGTTGAACTAGAAGTAAATCTAATTGTCTTAACACCTGTACTGAACCTTAATTCATCTGCATCCGAATCATATGATACAGTATCAACACTACCAGTCCATACAGCATTCTCTCTAGGTGGAATACCAGCAGGAACAAGAATAACACCACTAGCATTACCATTATTATCTGTAGTAATAGAACCATTAAATGCTGACAATGAGTTAGCAGCAATACCAGTATACTTAAGGTCAGGGTTTACCCATCTACCAATGTCTCTACCTTCCATAAAGACATAGACTTTTGTATTTGGTTTTAGTCTATTAATTTTAAACTTAACAGGAATACTTCTAGCAAAATATGACAATGATGTAGCAACAACATTTGATCCTACACCTTTAGTTACTAGTCCCTTACCAACTTCGTTGTTCTGTGGACTAATATTAGAAGAAGTTCCTACACTAGCAGTAGCAACATTAGAATCAGCAATGTTAGAATTAACTTCTGCAAATGATCCAATATTATAGAATGCTTGGTTAGCACCTATCCAATTAACTTTATATGAATTATAAAGACTTGAGAATGCTTCTTTTAGATTTTCCTTAGCAAGGAATATAGAGTATAGATTAGTATTGTTATCTGTTACTAGAGGTTCAACACTAGTATCATACCAAGAATCTACATTAGGTCCAATAAAGGAATCACCAACATATTGAAGAACAACAAATGGGTTAGGATTAACTGTATCTGTAGCAAAGTTATTTCCTAATAGTTCTAATTCGTGATATGGTAGAGTAACTACATCACCAGTCTTTTGGTAACCAGAAACAGATCTTTGATCATCTCTAGTATTAACTTCAACTAGACCAATAGAATCTTCTTTTGCTTGTGAACGTAATACAGATTGTTGTGTATCAATAGAACACTTATAATCTAGTGACTTTAAGGATCCAATCCTATGAGTCTCAAAATTGTCCACAATGAAACCACTCTTAAAGCGATTAACACCAGCAGAATCAGTGATCTGCATATTCAGTGCTTGTTGCTCAAGAATGCTTAACGTTGTGTAATATTCTAGTCTCTCAATACGTTTCTCCAACTTACCAATGTCACGCATTGTGTAACGACGGTTATCGACTGGAGTAATCCTTACATCCTTACCTGTTTGTGTGAATGCAGGGATGTACATATAGTACAACGCAATAGCATCACTAATAACATCTGGTTTAGATGGGTTGAGTGAAGAGTTACCTTGCTTAACAATAAATTGACCTTTCTTATTCAAGAACAATCCATCAATCCTATCAAGGTATTGTGTCTGTGTGAATGAGAATGTATATTCAAGATTTGAATCTGGTGCAGGTGTACTAGAAACAATACCACCAGTTCCAGTAAATGATCTACTGTTAGGTGCAGACAACAATGATGTATTCTGATATCCACCTATGATTGCATCATTATCAACTTTAGGTCTAAAGTCTAGAACATCCTTAAGTGATACTTTTCCAAGTACAGGTGAGTTGAATGAAGGAATCTCTTCTGGACCAACACCTGCTTCATGTAAATATGAATCAACAGTAATGAAATCACCAGAAGTATGATCAAAGTAATCAAAAGCAATTACTAGTTGACCTACTGGTGCTTCAAAACCAGGTTTAATAACAAGTCTAGAAATATCATATATGGTATCTCTCTGACCATCATCAAATGTAAACCTATTGGTAACATCAGTACCAGTAACAAGGTTACCTGCTTTATCTACTACAGGTGGTGTTGATGAAGATCCTTCATAAACATACTTTAAATTAAATGCATCAGCATAACTGTATACATCTAGAGACTCAGTATCATAGTCTCTACCTCTGAAAGGTATAACTTTATCTCCAGCAGACTCAACAATAATTCTCTTATTTAAGTTTGCTGTCTTAAGTCTTGGTTTTGCCTTAGTAACTTCAAGTGTAGCAGTTAGTTTAAGTGTTGGATATGTTGTATAAGAAGCAGATCCAAAGTAACCAGCAGGTAAATTCAACTTAACACTACCAGATGTCAAACCACTAGCAGCATCAGTAGATGCCTTTATCTCAACTTGATCTGAAGTAATATAAACTACATCACCAGCAGCAACATCAGGAGCATCACCTGGATCAAGAATTGTGATTAGGAAGTTGCTCTCACTAAATGATACAAATCTTTGAGTTCCAAATGGGAGTTGAGCAGCAAAAGTAATAGAACCAGAACCACCAGAACCAGTAGATATAAAGTCTCTCCTGAGATAGTAGGTAATCTTGGAATCATCAGAATTAGCAACAATAGAACTTATTTGATTAGAACCAGTCTTGTATAATAGAGTTCCTTGATTGAAATTCTCAATAGATGGTCTTACTCTAACAACACTAGCATTAGTAACAGTGTTAGGTAGTGATCTATCTAAGTAAATTCTTGATTTGTATACACCAGCAGGTTTTGTTGATTGTTGTACAACACCTCTTACAAGATTTCCAGTGTCATCTGTAAACTGAATTAAATCTCCATGAATAACAAATGTTGTTGCATCTCCACCAAATCCTGTACACTCAATATACTTCCTTCCTTTGTTTCCACTGAAAGTAAAATCAGTTACTGAAACAACCTCAGAATACTTCTCTTTGTTAATCTCAATATCTGCTGTGAATGTATTAGCATTACCAGATCCAAATTGAGAGTAGAATGACTTAACATTCTGTGGAGTATATGTTGTAATAGCATTCCTTACCAATACTGGAGTTACAACAGCAGAACTAGTAGCACCAGCATCAATAATTTCAACTAATGGTGGTTGAGAATATTCAACTAAAGCAGCATCTCTATCAAGAATACTAACTCTCCATACTAATTGGTCACCACTAACATCAACTTTAATCTTAGAGTTATCATATTCAACACCATCAATTCTAATTGTTGCTGTAGATGAATGATTTGCACCTCTACTATTAACAATGAAATGTGATATTGTATTATCTTTAGCAATCCTTAGTGTATTACCAGATTCATCTGCAATAACTTCACCACTCTTAAATACACCAAATAGACCCTTTAACATTAGGGTTTTATTCTTAGTATATGATCCTGTAGAAGTTCCTTCTATGACACCATATGCACCGCTTTCAAGACCTCTAACATATTGTCCTGGAGTGAAACTACCAGAGATTGAAATCTTATCATCTAACTGTATCTTAGTAAAGAAGTTAGGATCGAAATATGATAGTCCAAATGTACTATTATATGTTGCATCACCATTAGATAATCTTCCTTTAGAGATAACAATATCAGTGTCAGAATTAAATCCAGCACCTCTCTCTAATAGAGTATAGTTACTAGGTTTTGCAATACCAACTACAGGAGTAATTGTTTCGTTATAGTCAACAATCTTACCGAAAGGAACTGAACCAGGTGTCTCAGCATCATTCTCATTGATATAGATGAATCTGTACTTATTAGCATCAGTCTCATCATATTCAATAAGGAAGTCATCTAAAAGATTCTTTTGTGCAGTTACAGTAATCTCTAGGAATGTAACTGTATCATCTGGATTAGATTCAATTCTAGGAACTTTAGAATAAGATAGAACTTCAAAACTATTTGCTATAATAGTACTTCCACGTGATTGAATATACCAAAGAGTTGGAATACCATCAGCAGTAGTTCTAAAGTTAGCACCAGTAAGACCAGCAACACGTGTTGCATAGTTGTTATCAACTTCGATATAGATTGTCTTAATACCTGAGTTGATATCAAAGAAAGAACCTCTCCTATTAATAGTCTGCTTAGGATCAGTTGCAGTCTCAGTATTATTCATACCGATAGATCCATCATTAAATGCAGCAGACAGATAGATGTTAGGATATGATGTAAGTTCAGATCCCTCTGAGTTTACTGGGATTGAACTATAGTTATTAGTAATTCTGTAGGTTGGTAGACCTTTAGTTTTAAGACGTATATCTTCTCTGTTTAGAGTTTCACGTGCTTTATCAACATCAATATATTTTGTCTCTTTATTGATAATCTCATAACCCTTAATATATGCCTTACCTGGACCAACACTAGCAACTAACTTCTTACCAGCATCAGACTCTGAAATACCATTTACAAGACCAGTCTCTACATTCTTACCATAGATACCAAGATTACCATTCTTCTGATAATACTCTCTCACATCAAGTGAGAAGTTATCAACAACGTAATCACCAGACTCATCATAAGTTCTACGTGCAAGAGTCTGTTCTAATAGGTTATAATCAGTTTGTGTTACTTGTGTTTGTACAACACCACTCTTGATCTGAAGTAGTTTGATGAAATTCTTATCTGTCTTTTCATCTAATGCGTATACAATGAGACTCAACTTGAGACTCAATCTATGAGCACCAGGCGCAGAATAATTAGAAGACCCTATTGAATTATCATAGAGACTTGCATCTTCTTCAGGAGTTACAATACTCTCATTAATTTTAAAACCAACCTTAGCAGATGGTTTGTCATAATATTTGTCGATGACCAATAACTGTGCATCGTTTCTTACAAAATATCCATTAACAAAATAAATTCCTTCTTCTACTTTAACAGCAGAAGCATATCCCATTGCAGGACTCTCTAACGCCGTTGATATACCTGTGTCAGGATCAGTAACAGAAATACTAGTAGGAAGTACGCTTCCATCGGTTCCAACCACCATCAGTGGTGTATTAACACCGTCTACGACCTCTAGGGTCTCACCTTGACGGAATGTGTCCTCATTTCCAGCATCACCACTATTGGTGTATGTAACATATAATACATCAGCAGCAGTTTCTGTTGCTGTAGCAGATTGAAGGACAGTTGCAATAACTCCAGAAGTTAATCCTTTAACCTGACGGTTTACTAATTGTGATACATCATATTTCTTATAAACTATCTGACCATCTTGGTTTGTAGGTATCTCAGATACCGAAGATAGTTTTACATAATGTAATTTATTATTAAATCCAATTTCACCAGGAATGACCAATTCACCCTGTTTAAAAGCATACTTACCAAACTGCTCAATTTGATTTTGCAGTAAAGACTGAAGCTGCGTTAACTCTCTCGCTTGGACAGAATATCCAGGGCGAAAGAGTACTTTGTAAAAGTTTTTGTCAGTGTCAAAATCGTCGTAATATGGTGCGACATTAAGATTCGTCTTTTGAGGCATTGCAACCAGTCTCTAATAACGGTGGGTAAATTAGAATTCGATTACTAGTTTGATGTCCTCAATTTGGTCAGCAGCTCTAGTAATTTGTCTTCTGTTCTCTATGTATACGATTTCGCCAGAGTTTGCAGCGATTTCGGGGGATGCAAGACCTCCTGTTAGAGCGATTCCTGATACAGTGCCAGTAGCACCTGTATCGATTGCTCCACTAGCAGTAGATGCTTGTCCTACAACAGCATTTGAGGCATTCGATTCGAATGCTCTTGCTACACCAGAATCACTATGTAACTCTGGAGATTGATAATACTTAAGGATGCCAGATGCGGAATCCCAAGACACAACTTTACCGTATGCTGTACCACCAGTAACTGATTGGAAAATATCTTCGTCAACAGTGTAATCTGATGTTGCTCCATTAATCTTTAGTACAGATGTACCACGTAATGTTGAAGCAGAAGCATAGTTAGTTGTACCATAATCAAATGGGTCTTGAACGATACCGATACGACGGAAATCGTTATCTACAGGGAAGTCACCTGAACCCTCATCATATGTCAAACGAATGTTCGTCATGACTCTCTTAGAGAATAGTTCATTCTCTGCGTCAGAACCATGTCCTCCAGCAGGAGAAATAACAACTTCTATAGAAGCAACTCCAGTAAATGAACTTGCAGCGGCTGTAAGACCAGCATCTGTAAATACTTTACCTGTTTCAAGAATTGTAGATCCATAAGTGTATCCAGTACCTGCTGCTTCCATTTCAGCAGTTGTGATACTTCCAGAACCGTCTGTAGCGAATTTAACAATACCACCACTACCATCACCATATACAGGAGTATAAAGTGTTGATGTAGCTGGGAGAGCACTTCCAGCATCTTCTACAACTGCTACATGAACTCCACCATCAATTGCTTGACCTTCAACAGTTACTCTACTTGCTTCAGTCTTCTCTACAACAGGCAAGAAGTCTGTAGATAGGAATGAAAGAACGTCAGCAGTAGGAAGTGTAAACATGTGCTTCCAAATATATCCAGCAGTACCAGTAGGTTCTGTGTAGATACCATTAGCAAATGCACCTTGTCCACCAGCAGGCTGTGACTTAGGCTCATAAGTAGCATTCTGTCCAGTTGGGTTGGCAGGGTTCTCACCGTTATAAAGACACTTAAAGACTTCATAACTTGAGTTCATTACATAGAACTTACCATCCGATAGGGCAGTTTGACCAGTAGCAGATGACTTACCAACTGCACCACCGCCACCTGGAGTAGGTGCGTATGATGGACGGTACATGTCATACTTAGGATTTAGTGAAAGGTTCCAGTTGTAACGTGGAATAACTAGACGAGCAAATGGTCCTGTAATACGCTTGGCAGCAATCAGTTCATTATAAATTGCTAGTTTCTCAGAATAGTTGTCAATTGGAGCAGGAGGTGCTTCTTCAGTAGCATACCTATAAACTCCAGACTTTGCAGTAGCACTTGAAGTACCACCAGTGATGGCAGTTCCAAATGGAGGTGTTGTAGTTGCAGTAGGAAGAACGTTGTTAACAAGAATACTATTCTCATTAACCTCAGCAACTGTTGCTGACCATCCACCACCTGAAACAGTTTCACCTGCTACAAATGTACCTGATACATTGAATACCTCAATGTAAGCATCCCATTTTGCAGATCTTCCTACGAAGAAATACATTCTGGTTCGAGCTGCATCCGCATCGTTTGCGCCTTCGCTCAATGACTCTAGGAATTGCTTCGCATTGAAGATCCTAAATTTTTCTGAAATAATAGCTGCCATAGCACTGGTCTCTAAATGTTAAATTAAGACTAAATCCGAGTTATTTATATTTATTTATAGGGCGTTTCTGATGTACTCTCCAATGAGGTGTTCCTCGATAGGGGAGTTATCTACGCCTCTTTCGCATCCTGTAAATCGATCACTCAACTTGCCAGTGTAACTGATCTTCTCACGACCAACGAAAATGGTTCCTGATGATGCAAAGTTAGTAGTGTTTGCATAGACAATAGCACCTGTTGCTACATATCCTCCACCACTAGCATCTGGCAAGTCTGCTGTGTTCAACTGAGTTATATAGTAGTTGATGGATGGGTTAACAAAGTTCCACTTGATGTTACCAACGTATTGAGTACCACGTGCATTATGAATCTCTTCAATGGTGAAATTCCACTTGCTAATCTCTTCCAGTGTATACTCGGATACTGGAATACCAGCTGTGGAAAGTACATCACCAGTGTCTAATTGACCACCGATAGTACTATAACTGACACGGTTAAATGTCTGTGGAGTTGGTCCTAATATTGCGGAACTATATGTGTTATAATAAGAAAAATAATTATCAACAGCACCAGTTTCGATATATTTAATTAACTGCTTATTGAAGTTAACATTAAATGTCGCAACAGATCTAATAGTTCTAGTTTTTTCAATTTCAATCTCTACTGATGATCCCATAGGAGCAGAGGTGACTGAAGTTGGCCATGATCTAACGATCTCTTTACTAATAACAAATCCACCAAGATCTCTAACCAATTGGAATGTAGAAATAACTTTTGGTTTGTTTGCAGGAGCAAGATAGGATCCACCACCTTGACCACCAGCACCACCTCCACCAGGAGCTCCACCAGATCCAGCTGGTCCTCCAGGTAGAACACCACCAATTAACTCAACACCCTTAATAGGAACAATTTCACTTACTACATTAACAGGAGACTTCTTCAACAATGTAGTTGTGAAGATCAATCCCATTAAACTATCAATCTTTCTGTCACGTCTCTTGATGACAACAAATCTTCTAGCAACACTAACTTTAGGTGCGTTCACATATCCAGAACCACCACGTATTAATTTAATGTCAACAATCTGACCCCTACTGACTATTACTTCAGCCTTTGCTCCACCACCAATACCATCTTCAGGAACGAAGTGTAATACTGGAGGAGTATCGTATCCATATGCAGTAGTAGGTTCAATAATACCTGAATCATAATATAATTGAAGACTCTTTTTATTCCATTCTAGACTTGTTACTTTATCACCAGTAAGTGTACATGTAACACTTAATCCAACTCCTTTGACATCACCATTATAGTTTGTAGTCTTTACAGAACCAAAGAAACTAGATGATATCTCAGAACCAGCTCTATAATCTTTAGGATTTACATATCTTGGTAATCCTTGTATATCTCTATAAGCATCTTCACCATCAATCTTAATCTGATCACCTTCATTTAAGTAAGCAATTCCATTCTTTGATTGATAGTATGCATTCTCTGCTACAGCACTATCATATATCCATGCAGAAGCATTTCTCTGCATCTTATAATTGTTATACTCATCTTTCTGGTAAGAAAGTGTACTAGGAACATTAACTTCATATTCACCTGTACCAGTAGAGAAGTATAACGGTTCTGAACCATTGAATATAGGATTGTTACCAGCAATGACTAGTTTAACTGATCTATCACTCAGTGTTTCAATATACTTGATCTCACCTATGATATTCTTAACAGATCCATTCTTTTGATAAGCATATCTAGAGAAATCATAATTTACCTTAACCCAACTATTCAATCCATCGAATGTGTTAGGATTAGTATCTGTAATTGTTAATTCTAATTTATTGAAATACTTACCAGGTTGGAAATCATGTAAAGTAATTGTCTGTTGTACGTCTCTACCATACAACAACATAATCTCTACATTGTTCTTAGCAAATATCTTTCTTGTAAATCTTATAGCAGGTCCAGTGATAGTATATGATTCTGTCTGTCTCTGTAATACACCATCAATAAAGACAAAAGCATAATCAGCATCATCTACCTTCTTAACTTCTTTAGTAGCACTATCAAGTAAAATAAACGGACCAGCAGATCCATCTAATATACCAGAAGTCTCAATCTCACATCTATAATAGTTACCTATACCATGCATAGCAATATTTTCTACTGCTAGTGGTTCATATACAGTTTTAGTATTTGCTTCTTGACCCCAGATAGGTGCTCCAGAGAATACTATCTTATTTGGTGATGTAGTTCTATCAATATAGTATGCAGAGTCATGTTGTACGACACCACTTATTGAAACTAGAAGATTCTCATTAACATCAGTTACTACCTCTTCACCATCATCATAATATAAGTCAAATATTTTATTTTCATTGTTAACGTAGTCAGGAAGTGATACTACAGCAGTTCCAGGACCAGTTACAATAGTTGCCTTAAGGTTTTCATATAATTGATCTAAAGCAGACTCTACATCTGCACACTTAGGAGTGAAAGGACTATTAGTACGAATATTAGAATCAATGAATGGATCTAATGTTGTATACGTACCAGTAGGCAACACATTCCTCATTGCTAATACAGCAAGATCCTTAGTTTTCTCAAATGCCTTGATAGTTGGTTCAATCTCACCTGTAATAAAATCAAGGAGATCATTATTGTAATATGCTTCACCAGCAAGGATAGTCTTTTGGTTACCACCAAATCTTAAATCATGCTCTAACGCATCTACTACTAGACCAATATCTCTATGACATGTTGGACCTAGTGTACCCCATGTAAGATCTGGATATTGTACTTTAATATAACCTAATGTCTCTGACTGGATATATGCTCTATTCATTGCTACTAAGTTAGCAGCATCAATCCAAGTTCCTTCCCTTTGCCATATATTTCTAAGTTTCTTAAGATACCTAGCATTCAATGCATCAGTCTTAAATTCAAACCACCTACCATAGAATCTAACCTGTGGTATATCCTGACCCTCATGGGTTCTTGGACCTAATGGTGGTGATGAGAATGTAATATTGTTACCATTAAGAACATATGCAGAACCAGGTTCCTGAATGATACCATCAAGAGTGATAGTCAATGCTTGTGCATTATATGGTGTTACAGCATTACCAGCAGCATCTACAAGTACAAATGTAGTCTGTCCTTCAAGGTTGCCCTTGTCAGTGAATGCACCAGTAAAGTTTGCATTAAGGAATACCTGTTTAGCTCTGACTTCTTCTGTAGAGAATGTATCACGTGATACAGAACCTAACCCTTGTTCTACTTTAAGTTGCTCAGTCTTAATAATAGAAGTACTGATTTGTTTTTTGGTACTAACAACAGTGATCTTATTCTTCTCTGGATTCCATAATTGAATTCTAGTAGAATGTCCACTTGATGTAATAGGAGACATTCTGACATGTGCATCAGATTCAATAATAACTTCACCAAATAACTGGAAACCAGCAGGGTGAGTAGTCTGTTTTATTAAATCTCTCCAAACATCAATTGAAGTCTTAGACTGAACAACATATGAATAATCCTGATAGTAATAAGTATCAGTAATCTTCTGATTAGATGAACTGACTATACCTTGATCATCACTATATGATCCTAGATTATCAAAGTAAGTTTTAATCTCTGGTGTAAACTCAGTATATGAAATACTATCAAGATCAGCAGTGTGTCCTTTAGCAAGACCCTTAATAGATAACTTCTCTCTAAAGAGACCAGTTACATCCTTAACAGATAAAATGTTAGATCCTTTTCTCCATGCTGTAACTGTTCCTCTAGCAGTTTCTATACCACCAATATGCTGAACTACACGTTCACCAATTTTAAATGCATTAACATCAAAATTAGATATAGTGAGTATATAATTTGATCTAATAGTAGAACTTAACGTAGTATCACTATGATAAGTACCACCATTGTTAATAATACGAATATTTCTAGGAACTCCTATATCAGAACTCTCAAGATATACTTTAGTATCACTTTCTACGATTGTAACTTCTGGAGCAACAGTATAATCAGATCCAGCATCCTTAACAAGAATACCAGTAACGATTCCATTATCACTTACTACATCTAATTTGGCATTTCCTTCAACTATTGCTTTTGGTTTTGAATATTGTGAACCAGCATTAGTTATAGTTACAGCATCAATTCTACCATCGTAAATGCTAGTGATAGCAGTGGATCTCAGCGTCTCTGTTGGTAGGACACCAACTACTATTGGTAGTTTCTTATATTCACCACCAATATTGATAACATTGATTTTATCAATAGCACCAATAGAGAACTTAGACTCTGATGTGTATGTGACAGTTCCAGAACCGTCATGGGGTGCAGGAGTACCTGTGTCATATACAACAGAATCACTAGTTACTGCTAATGCTTTCTTTACACCCTGAAGAGGATCAGATACTACATTTAAGTAACCTGTCTCACGTGATGTAACGTTATTACGATCAAAATAGAAATACTTAGAATACCTTAGTGGTACTTTTGTACTATAGGTGTTTGTAGCAACTCTTGCTCCAAATCCCAATTTAATATTAACAATATCACCAGAATCAACTTTCTCTGGGGTATTGATGTTATAATTGATACTAGGAGATATATCAAATTCCCTGTCTGCCATTGAGGAGTGAGATACATCAAAGTTGTATCTATAGAATTCCTTAATGTTTAGTATAGGATTTCTGACGAAATTTATTTGGTCTGTGGAAAACTCAAATACTTCAATTGGATCACTAGCTTCAACAACCCTTACAAGTCTCTTATCTTCACTTGTATCATAGAATACAGTACTTAAACCAACACGATTGATATCACTCAATTTTGAGTTGTAATCCCATACAACCTCTGCTTTCTGAGTAATTGGATCATATGACTGTATAGATGCATCTCCAGCAAGGTTACCAGTCTTATAACCCCTATCAAGTGTATAACCAGGAACATACAGTGTGACAGTTGCATCATTGTAATGGTCTACAGCAATTGTTCCCTGTTCTGCTCTACGTACAATAAACTCATTACCACTCTTAGAGATGATGTATATGATCTCATCACCAATCTGAATATAATCCTGTGTGGTAAAACCTATACTACTGTCTACAGTGATAGTAGTCTCAGTGAGTCCCAAACCGATATGATCCACCTCTAACTGTAGTACAGGTGTACTAGTATCAGTCTTAACTAAATCAGTATCACCAACAGTAAGAACTTCAAACTTCAGATACCCAGTACCTTTGTTTTTAATCTTAACACTTGTTACACTACCACTAGCATCAACTATGAAATCTGCTGTTGCACCAGTTCCTGTTCCCCCTTTAAGAGCGATATCAGGATACATCCCAGCTGTATAATCCTCACCACCATTCAAGATGGTAGTTCTACCAATACCTGTGTCATTAAGAGCAGTAGTTTGAGCTGGTGACTGGAACGTTACTTCCTGGTAGATTCTGCTTCTTACATACTGTGTAGTAGTTGTCTCAGTATCATCAGGTATGATGTCAATCTCAATATCATCACCTATGCCCACTCCATGACTACTAGCAGTCTTTAGAATTGCTATATTGTTATTGATTGTAAAGACATTCAATCCAGAACTCAAAGATGTGGTACTAATCAACTTAGAACCAACACTATCAATCAAATTGCTACTTCTAATGAAATAGTCATCAGTAACATTGTAATCTCCACTTGTTACTTTAACTTTAACTGTATTCTTACTTGTTGTACTTTCTAATACTTCTCCTACTGCAATAGTAGTAGCAACACCATCAGTATAACTTAAGTTTGCACCTTTTGTATAAGATGAATTCTCATCCAATATTAGAGTTACTACTTTAGTATTTGAGTATAGTGGATCTGTAGTTGTGAATACACCATTAGCATCTCTTAGTGTAATTGTACTACCACTAAACACATCACCAACTATCTTACCAGTAGAACCAGTAGTTGATTGTGTTATAGTATCTCCATCAAACAGATATGCAGTATTTGATAGATTGATCAATAGTGCTTTAGTATCTTGTGATTCAATCGAAGATACTGTCTTTCCTTTTACAGAAGAAACCTCAGCAGTAACACCATGCCCTTCAGTATTTGAATTATCAATCTCTAATGGAGACCCAACTGAGAATGTTGAGACACTAGAAACAACTTTAGCACTTGAAATGCTACCTCTTGTGACTTCATCTACTATAAGTGTAGTTTTATCACCATTCTTTTGTATATCAGAAGTTCTAAGTCGTTTTGATGTTGATGGAATATCACTATGATTCAGTGATTGAACATAATTAGAATCTCTAGGAACTGCATAGTAGTTCTCACCTATGATATAAGGGAATACTGGAGTAGTACCATCAACTGTAACAAAATACGCATATACACCATCAGGATACTCAGGTGTTAAACAGAATCTACCATTGTTATGATCTAGTGTTCCTCTCTTATGAGTATATTCATAATCTTCGAAGAATGTACCTAGAGGATATGTTGATTTTGATGGACCTTGACTTCTAGAAGTACGTAGAGAGTAACTACTAGTCATCTGTGTGATAGCACTAGTAGCGTCTAGTGGGTCTGCATAACCATAAGCACCATATATGGGGTTACCATCATAAGCATACCCTAGAATCGGGCCATGGTCCGTTCCTGTGTCATTCACCCTAAGAGCATCAGGTACAGGATTTGTTTGAGTTAACTTATACCTGTCTTTAGTCCAAGAGCGTATAGAAGCGACAGCAGTAGCACCAGAACCAACAGGAATGATGTCAACCTGAATATTATCATCAGTATATCCACTTCCAGGAGTGACTAGGTTACATGCGGTGATTTCACCGTTATTAGATACCTCTGCAACAAATTCCGCAAACCTACCTTTACCTGCTAAATCTAAAATTCTAATAACAGGAGGTGATGAGTAATATTCACCTGGATTAGTTACCACCATACTGGTGATAGCACCATTTGTTATGACTGGAGTAACTATTGCATTCCTACCAGAAAGTATCTCTACGGTAGGTGTAGCAGTGTACAACAGTGGTGTATCAACAATAACTGATTCGACTACCTGACCTGCTAACTTAGTCCTAGCAAGACCAGAGTCACCGTTCAGAAGGACAAATGGTTCTTTAGCATATCCACTACCCCTATGAGTAACATCAACTTTCTGAATTGAACCATTAAGAATACTATCAGTGTGTCTCGCACCCATAGCAAGACTACCATCAAGGAATACACCAATGTCCTTATTGTTAGTTTTATAGACTTCAGTAGTTAGAGTAGGTTCTTTAGGGATAATGCGTAACTGATTATTTGGTGACGCAATATAGTAATCATCACCATCCTCAAAGATCGCCTTTACAGAAGTCAGATCCCATCTAACATTATTAGATGAATCAAATACCTTTACGTCTGTATTGACAAAACCAGGATCAGATATCTCAAGTTTCTCTCCTACATTCGCATATGGATTAGGACTGGTTGGAGATGCACTATACAATACTCCTAAAATGAGTACGGAATCAGTTCCTACCTTAACATCAGCAGCGTCATATACCAAATCACCAGTAGAATGTGATGAAGCAGCAGATCTAGTCTTAATTGTGAACTGATCTATAGTCTTTTCTTCAAAAGTGAAGGTTTCACTGTTAATAACAAACTTACCTTTGTCCTTCCACCCTAATGTAGAGAATACATCAACTACAGTGCTTGCATTATTGATATCCGCAGTTAAAGTAGTCTTTGATGATAATGTGAATGTACCATTGACAGTTTCTTCCGCAAGTATCAATTCATACAAATCGATACCATCATGCCTTCCATTGAAAAGTACATTATCTATAACCGCCGAAGCGTAGGCCCCGTCTACGTTTTGGACGATGCGTTTTCCGATAAATGACTCTGGAGTACCAGAAAGGAGTTTTGCCTTAAGAGAATAGTTTTTTATCCAAGTAGACTCAGATGACTTAATAGTCTGTTCTCTTGGGTATTTGACAGAAGGTTCTGGATCATCTTTGATCAAGCATTTGAAGAGAAACTTGATTGATTGAGCAGTACCCTTAGATTTGTAAAAATCCGCAATATTTTTGATTAAATTTCTCTGATCTACCTCATCGTTAAGAAACGCAGTTGGAAAATCAGGTAAATACTGAGCTTCGAAACTCTTTACTAGAGCAAAGAGAAAAAGATTACTTATATTGTGTACTTTTGCAGCAATCTTGTGATCTGCTGCCTGAGTAGTAACGAATGTAGACTTAGAATACAAATCCCCCAGCTGGGTGTTTCCTGAGACTCCTCTACTGACCTCTAGGAACTGTGTAGCTGATTTAGACTTATAGAAACATATCTCATCATCAACGTGCAAATAACCACTATCAGGGAATGCACTGGTGTCCCCCACAGTTAGTGACAGATCCGTTGCTTGTGCAAACTGGGTTAACGGTGTATTCTGTTGTAGGATACCCTGATCATAAAAATCAATATCTCGATATGTTGCAAGATGATTTGCAATATCTAGTGGTTGACCCTGTAGTTCTAGTTGCTCATAGTACTTTTGTATGAACTTAGCAAACAGCTCATACTCCTCGCTGATAAACGAAGCGAGTTGATTCTCTATTAATAGTGAGGTCTTCCTTGCAGTCTTTGGCACTATTCTTTAGTCGCTGTAAATTTACTCTTTGCTACATCTACGTCAAGATATACTTCTCTAAGTACACTGACATCATTAGATGCAGGTTTCACACGCAGTTCAATACGATTATCAGAAAAACTTCCTTTGATGATAGTTAGATCATATAACTTGATCTCACCATGAGCATAATCGATATCACCCAAAGAGTCATTTAAGACAATTTTCTCGCCTGACACTGAATCTAGTCTATATAGCACGATTTTGCCTGATCGATCCTCAAGATACGTGGTATAGTTTGGGTACTCAAGTGTTATGAAACCTGTTGAAGAAACCACTGGAGTATCACACTCAATTTCAAATGCATTCTGATAACATACCTCATAGAATGAAGATGAATTCAACTGTGCATAGAAGTCTTTCCTTAGTGTGATTGAGGTTAGGTTAGAACGGATAGATCTATCGGAATCATCAATGACACTAATAAATTTCGAATATCTGAACTTACCATTAAACTTCTCTGTCTGAGATGTCTTCAAATATTCTGTTATTGCTTGTGCAGCATTAGATGCTACTTGTTGCGGAAGTAACTCTGTTTTAGTACCATCAAAATAGATATTTGAATCCATTTCGACATATAGAATAGATGGATCTACTAATACAGGTCTAATTGACCCTACAGAATACTTCTTCAGATCTTTTTGTATCTGTTGCTTAGTATATGCGGAAAGGAATGAAGCATCTGATGGTTTTATAGAGAGAAACACCTTACCATAGTCAGGTGGAACCTGTTCCTCACCACCAAATACAATAATATCACTAATAGCAGGGTATACGTTACGTACAATCACTTCATAGTCAGAACTAGTCACTGCTCTATTCTGTGAAGAGAAGAATTTAGGTGCTAGATACTTGATTTTAGCAATACTCTCAATATCCTCACCACCATATGCCTTCTCAAGTGTAGTAATGTTAATAACATTGTGGGGAACTGATAGATTGGTGTTACCATCATTCAATACACCACCAAATGTAAATGTCTTAGCACCATTAACGTCTTTACCGTGTGTCACGACATATGACATCTGAACGACATTACCATTAGTGAGTTTCTTACCTATGATACCGTCACCAAAGACAACCTCATAGTTCTCATCTGCAATTTCATTCACAAAGTAGATTGGACTCTTACCACTGATAGTAGGATCCAGAATATTGTCTGCTATCTTGAATTCTTCGAATAGAGAACTATTTGCTGTTTCATATATCCGAACCGTAAGTGTGTTGACATCTGCTCCACTATTTTCGATCAAGAACTTCTGTCCTTTGATCCCACTCTGAAATGTGGTATTAGTGGTAACGAGAGTTCCTTCTACTACCTCAACATTATTGAAAACTGCAACGTTGTTAGCTACTTCTGCACGAAAGTCCTTCGTAACAACAAACTGGTATGTAGTCTCATCATAGTTCGTTAGGAATCCCGTGCCTTCTTTCAGGATTACGAACTGAGGTGCATTATTAGGAATTGATACACCGAAACTAATATTCGCCTTCGATGCTGTAATTGACTTCGGACTGTAACCTAGTTGCTTCGCTAGAGACACTACATTGTCCCTGAGAGACGCTGAATCCAAGAACAGTTCATTCACTACCATATTGGTATTGAACGCTGTATAGTACGTATTATAAGCAAGTACGTCTAATAGTTGACTTAGAGTAGATCCTTCAAAGTCATAATCTGTAAAGTCAGTTTCTGCCCTTAAGTATTCTTTTAGGGTCGATTTTATATCAGTAAAATCTAAACTGTTTAATTGTGTGTAAGGCATTATTGTGTACGGCTCAGAAAGAGGTCTACTGTGACTGGTGGTTGCTCAGTTCCAACGATTTTGTATGTCATTTCAACATCAAATCCATCATAATTGGTATTTGGGTCACATACTATACTGGTAATGTTTACTCGTGGCTCATAGTTACCAATACATTCTTTAATTGCTTGCTTGATTAGAGAAGCAGTACCATAATCTAAAGGTTCAAACAAAAATTGGCGAAGACTGCTACCCAAATCGGGTTGAAACAGTCGTTCACCAATGTCAGTTAATAAAAGTGTTGTAATTGCTTGCTTAATAGCAGCACTATCCTTTGTAACCACTAGATCGTCAGTTACAGGATGCTTTCGAAAAGCTAAAGATATATCCTTATAGGATTGCGTAAATTTAGTTGCCACAACAAGCAGGAATATTCCTACTTATTTAGACGCTATAAAACGTATATTTTAAAAATAACTCTTCTCCCTTCTTAATCTCCTTAATAGTCCTCATATGATATATCTGACCCCACTCCTCAGTTTCGAACTCTTTTACACAATTTGGTTCCTCTGAATGATTCACAAATCCACCCAAAGGTGTCCTCATGATCGTATCATCCACTACTACGTGGGATATACCCAGATATACATCATTTGGGATATCTTCTAATGCAAAGAGACCTTGACCTGCTATAGGACTATCTTTCACATGGATACATTTAGGTAGTGCTTGATACATTTTACAAAAATTTTCGGAGATTTCGGCGTTCGGGCGGTCCGCTAGACTCTTCCCTGTCCTCTATAACGCTTCTTAGCTTTGTTTCTACTGGTAGCAGAATACTTAGTATGCTGACCAGTTCCTTGACGAGTCTTTTTAGGTTTTGTCTCGATTGTAACGAGGTTCCCACTAATTGATTTACGAATTGCCATAACACAAAATAAACTATCACTATTATATCACAAGATCATTCATCCTGCAATAACACTGGTATCACCTGAATTGATCTTGCCACCAGGACTGCATCCGATTCCATCACCCACTCTGGCAAGTGCTTTCCCATTCACCTCGACACTTGAGGATCCTTCAGTCACCTTTGTAGAGTGTGGTACACAATTCGTACCAGACGGAACAGTATGTGTAGTCAGGTTAGAACCCTGCACTGCTGCATCTTTACCACCAATTTGCACAGATTCATCCCCATCCAGTATAGTGGTCGTTGCTGTACAACCATGTCCTGTAATGACTTCACTTCCTTTAGTTGCTGCTGCTGGCATCTCTATTCTCCAATGCTATCTGTACACTGTCAATAAACTTACCCATAGAAAGATGTAGAGTGTTTATCGATATAATGTCATGAAT